AAGAAAAATTGAAAGAATGGCTATTTTAAGCCATTTCAAGACAATTACTCTAGGGTTCGATTCCCGTACGGACTGTTTTAAAAGTCGCATAAACACTGTGTTTGCGGCGTCTTAAGAAAATTGGTACTCAAAATGGTACTCAAAAACTGAACACAAAAGAAAGGAGTCTGCACAAGCGCTTAAGATTCTTTTCTATAAATGGTAGGCTTGGAACGCTTGGGGCGTTCTTTTTTTATGCGGTTTTTCTGCTTATTTTTTGCGGAAGAACCGTATTTTTTTATGCAAAAATATAAGCATAGGAGGGATGCGGAATGTTATTTACGGATGAAATTCTTGAAAAAATTTTAACAAGAGAAGATGTGTCGAAGGTTCCGCTCGTGTATCAGTCAGCAATGATTCACGCAATCAAGGAAGTATTGGAGAAAGAGAATGTATCAGATGCAAAATCAGAGTATGGCATTTAACCCAAACCCAAGCTATGCCGCTTATCAATACAACCCAATGCAAAGGTTTCAACAACCAGAGCCACAGATTCCGCAGATGCAACCGCAGTTTCTTGGAATCCAAGGAAAAGTAGTGCAGTCGGAGTCAGCAATCATGGCAAATGATGTGCCTATGGATGGAAGTGTTGCGTTCTTCCCGATGCAGGACATGAGCGCAATCGTAGCGAAACAATGGGATGCCAATGGAACAATCAGAAAGACCGTTTACAAGCCTTTTAATGAGCAGATGGCAGATTCTTCAAGTGAAGATAAAAGAATCGAAATAGGGCTATCTGATGATGCGGCAAAGGCTATTACTGACAAATTGGATTGCTTGTTTGGAAAGATGGAAGAGTTGGAAGATAAGTTGTCTTCGCAAACGCAAAGAAAATCTTCACGAACACAAAAGGAGAGTGAGTCTTAATGAATCCTATGCAGATGTTACAGGGAATGAGAAACCCACAGCAGTTTTTACAACAAATGATGGGGAACAACAGCGTAATGAGCAACCCTATGGCGCGCAATGCTATGCAAATGGCGCAGAAGGGAGATTCCAAGGGCATCGAACAGATGGCTAGGAATTTGTGCAAAGAAAAGGGAATTGACGCAGATAAGGCTTTTGAGTCGTTTAAAAGCCAATTAGGAATGTGATACTAATTCTTGCAAGATTATGTATATAAAAAATGAATTATGGAGGTAAATTCTATGTTTAACACAGGTAATTGTGCATCCGTTCCGCTTGTCGCGAACATTGACGGAAACGGAAATAACAACGGATGGGGCGCAGAAGGCTCATGGTTATGGTTCATTATCGTTATCTTCGCTATCTTCGGATGGGGTGGGTTCGGTAACGGATTCGGAGGAAACGGAATGAATGGTGGTGTCGGAAGCGAAATCCAGCGCGGATTTGATAATCAGGCGGTTGTGTCAAAACTTGACGGCATTACAAACGGACTTTGTGACGGATTCTATGCTGTGCAAACCGGCATGAACGGCATCAACACAAACATTTTGCAGACCGGATTCGGCATTCAGCAGGCTATCAATGCTGATACAGTCGCTAATATGCAGAATACAAATGCATTACAGTCACAGCTTGCTAACTGTTGCTGCGAAACAAGAGAAGCTATCCAAGGCGTAAACTACAACATGGCAACTAACACTTGCGCATTGCAGAACACCATGAACAGCAACACGAGAGACATTATCGACAGTCAGAATGCAGGAACACGCGCTATTCTTGATTATCTCTGCAATGAAAAAATTTCTTCCTTACAGGCAGAAAATAATGATCTTCGCAGAGCAGCTTCACAGGATCGTCAGAGTGCATTACTTACAACTCAGATGGCAGCTCAGACACAGCAGATTATCAATGCGGTAAATCCGTCTGCTATCCCGGCATATGTCGTACCTAACCCAAATGCTTATGCATATGGATGCGGATGCAACACCGGTTGCAACTGCTAAAACTAAATAATTGAGTATCTTAATTGAGTTTAACTCGATCATGTCTGCTATGCAGTATTACTTATAATCAAAGGGCAGACTGTAATGTTTGCCCTTATTTTTATGGAAGAGAGGTAAAAATAATGGAAGTAACAGGAATTGCATTACAAACCGTTTCCGCTGGAGAAGATGTTGCATTCACAGAAACAGCAGTAAACGGAACAAAATGTATCGTACACAGACAGGGAAGCGGAATTATCAAGTTAAGAGGTATCACAAATCAGTGCAAGGCTAGATTTTTAGTATCTTATAGTGGAAACATTCAGATACCGACAGGCGGTACAGTTGAAGAGATTTCGCTTGCTATTGCAGTGGATGGAGAACCTTTACAGTCAACACGAATGATAGTTACTCCGGCAGCAGTACAAAATTTATTTAACGTTTCGGCTCAGGCATACGTTGATGTACCTTGTGGCTGTTGCAGTACAGTAGCGGTGCAGAATACATCTACACAGGCTATTGAAGTACAGAACAGTAATTTGATTGCAGTAAGGGAGGCTTGATATTATGCATAAGTTTGCGAAACAGATTATGGATTGCGTGAAAGCCCACGTTGACGGCATCGGAATTGAGAATTTTGAGGGTCAGAACCTTGATGATCTCAAGGATTGGACGGAGATTGCAAAGAACATCGTGTGCTTTGACAAGGACTATAACATTGTTGAAGCAATGAAAAAGTCTGAAAACGAAGAAATCATGCGCATGGCGGAAGAATTTGGGGATTATCCGGGAAGAAGATACTACAATGAGTACCGGTACTCAAATGGCAGATTCGCACCGAAGGGGCGCGGAACACGCAGAGGATATATAGAACCGCCATATTATCATCAGATGCCGGAAGATTACCACGAATGGGAGAGAATGCCGGAATACGACCGAATGAGAGACCTTGACCGAATGAGTATTGGAAAGATGTATTATTCAGAGCCTATGAGCGGAAATAACGGCATGAGTACCGGTACTCACGATGCAAGAGAGGGCAGAGCCGGTATGAGCCGGAGAAGTTACATGGAGACAAAGGAAATGCATAACGGAAATTCACCGGAAGATAAGGACGCAAAGATGAAAGAACTCGAAAAGTACATGAAATCTCTTTCGGAAGATGTGACCGAACTGTTTTCCGGCATGTCCCCGGAAGAGAAACAGTTGACCAAGACTAAGCTGACTACGCTTGTTACGAAAATGTAATAGAGAGGGCATTTTGCCCTCTTTGTTTGCGAGGTGGTAAATTGTTCACAATAAACAATGAAATGTGGAATTTGGTCAAAGTATCGCGTTACAGCGATATGCTACAGAGAAGCGATGGGAGCAGAACGGTAGGCATGACCGACAGAGACACGAAAACGATATATCTTGCGGATGATCTGCGCGGAAAATTCCTTGACCGTGTGTTATGTCACGAATTATGCCATGCGTTCTGTCTTTCGTATAATGTATACATGGATATTAGCACCGAGGAAATTGTAGCAGACTTTTTGGCTACATACGGAAGAGAAGTATTTGAAATAGCAGACAGACTATTGATTGAACTTATGGAGGTTGTTGCATAATGGATAAAATTTCAGAACTCTTACAGTACGTTCACCGGACGAATCCGGAAATGACTAGGGAAAAGCTGATAGAAGAGTTGAGCAAAAGCGATTATGCGGCGCGGTCTTTAATTTTTACGAAAGAAAATTTTCTCCGCGCGCCAAAAAATATTTCGTAATTTTTTTGTACCCCCTGGGGTAGCGTTTTTGGGGTCGAGATTCCATTTTCACGGATTCTCAAAAACGTGTAACAAACGTGCAATTATCTTCGGCATTCCGCAAATAACACAAATACACTATATGCTATGCCATATATAGATAATATACTGATGATATTTGATAATATAACAGATCGCAGGCAAACGCCAGAAGACGTTTGCCCGGCTGTAGTTATAGTCTAGCATAGACCGCATTTTACCACTTGTCAAGATAGTTTTTCCCATCGTATCGGCTGTAAGTGCGTGTTATGTTTTCCGGTCTTTGCGTGATCTGTAACCAGTCACCGCCACGCTGCGCGGTTATTTTGATTTTTGCAGACTCCACCCATTCCACGCCCTCAAACTTTGAGTAGCCGCACATTTTGCCGGATATTTCCAGATAACCAATGGCAGACACCCGGCGCATGATTTCCCTTTTTCCGATATACTCATATTTTCCCATCTTTCCCACCTCCTTATATTGTGTTTATTTGTCAATTTGCGCATGGAAACCGATTTCCATGTAGTCCGCGCTCCCGGAATCGAACCGGAACGGATGCACCAAGCACGCGAAAAAGGCGGAATGGTACCGCCTTAAATTACAACAAAATCCCCTTGAAATCCTGTTGTTACGATCATTTTTCCGTCAGATCTGCGGTACACAACGCCGCATCCGTCCGCAAAAGTTGACCACACGAGCCATCCGGGCGGTGTGAGGTTTTCACCGGTTTTATAATCCAGGAATGAGTAACGCGGAATAACGCCACTTTTTTCTTGATCTAGCGCGTTGTTAATTGCTTGCGATTCTGTCACAAGCACAACGCCGTTTTTTGCGTGCAAAACATAGTTATTTTCATTCATTTTTTATTTCTCCTTTTCAATTTCATAAAACCGCCGCCGGTAGTGATCCGGCGGGCATCCTCTGCGGCGGCTAATTCAAACAGTTTTCAATATTTTTCGCAAGGTGCGGAAAGGCTTTTTCTATGTCTTGTACGCTGTCGGCGTAATAATCACCAACAATTTTCCCGAAAATGCGAAGATTTCCGGAATAAAACCCGCCTAAATCATTAAAATATATGTCTAATCCTGTCACCTGTTCCGGCTTGTCACCATACCACATATCAATATTTGTTTTTCCCATTTTCAAGTCCTCCATATTCAAATTTTTCCAGTTTCCCGGTAAAAGCAAGCCGGGGAATCGAACCCCGGAAGCGCCAACCTTGCTAATTAATTATTTTGCTTTTGCAGCGTGTTTTGTAAGCTCTCTGTAAAGCAGATTACATGCTGTCGCTTCTGCCTTATCCTCTGTATATCTGCCTTTTTCCTCTTCTGTCTCGTCTAAAATATCAGCAAGCCAATCAACGGCAGAGCCAAGAAAAATATCATCAGAAATAGGGAAAGCTGTAGGAAGTCCTGCCATCCAGTCGCAAAACAAAGAATATTTACTAATTCTTCCGGCTCTATACTGACAATCATATTTAACTTTCTCGTTCTCAAAAGCCGTTAAAATGTCTTTGCATATGTCGTTGTAGTCTGTCTTTGCTTCCTTGTTGTCATATGTGTAATATTCCTCTGCTGCTTCGTAACTCTCCATGATTGCGTTTTTAATTGCTTCCATTGTTTCTTTGCTGTTTGTTCTTCTCATTTCTTTTTACCTGTGCTATAATATAGCTACCTTTCTTTTTTGATTGGTGGCGGTTCGTTCTTGGTAGGAGTGACCGCCTTTTTTGTTTTCTGTGCTTCATTTGATGCTTGTATCATATCACTAAATTTAGTGACAGTCAATAGTAAATATCACTTTTTTTAGAAATATTTTTCTTGACTTTTCCAGATAGGAAAAGTATGATTGATTTAAGAAAATCTATATAGAAAGGAAGGTACGCAATGCTAAAATACAGATTTGATGTAGGGGACGCGTTGGAGCGCATCGGCTTTAACTCCTACATGGCTAAAACAAGCGGATTGTTAAGTCAAGAAACGCTCAAAAAAATAAAACGTGAGGACACAAATATAAATGCAAAGAGCATTAATAATCTTTGTCTGCTTTTGGATATGCAGCCGAAAGACATCTTTATATATGTAGAGAGTCCGGAAGATTTGGAACTGAAAAAGAAATTGCAAAAAAAATAAAATATCACTTGTAAAAGTGATATATGTGTGCTATAGTATAGTCAGATCAAGAAAACAGCACAGAGCCGAAAGGGGAACGACATATGTTAAAATTAGAAAATCTGAAGAGGAAGAAGGAGAACGGAATGACCTTGTATTTTTATGCGGGGTTGGGTTGGGTAACCGCAGAACGGTTGAGCCAGCCGGATGTTGCAGAGAACGAAGCAGTCAAAGATTTTGATTGCAATCCGAAAAATTCCAGAAAGTGTTCCGACTGCCCGCACAACCGAAATTTTTCGGATTGGCAAGATAGATTGCCGTGTGGTCAGTACCACTGCTGGGTTGACGTAACTTGCAGGAAGGAGAACGGAATATGATTAGATGGAAGGCAACGAGTGTGAATGGACTTGTGGAATATGAGCAGGAAGCGGAAAGTTTCAAGGAGCTTTTCGATGCGCTGGACGGAAGAGGAATAATTAGCGATCCTGATTTCCCCCTTTATGATACGGCACTCTTGGAAAAATACGGGAAATCATTTGATGATGCCGGTTTTAAAGACGAGAGTGGCGAACTTGATTATGAAAAAGTTGATAATTTCTTAGATGGAAAAGAGTTGTCCGATAAGGAGTTATACGAATTAATATGCTCCCGAAACGGGGAAGCATATTATCAAAAATTTATGAGAGAAACCGAAAACGGCATCGTTGAAATCGGGGAATCAGATTTTGATAAAACCGGCAAATACAAATATTAAAAATGCCGGTGGATAATCCACCGGCAACAGTCACGTAAATTTGAAGGTACTAAACCTAATCTTCCAAAACTTACGTGGTTAAGAATAGCATATAATAACTCAAAAGTCAAGAAAATATTTTGACAACATTTATATTAACAAGACAAGAAAGGGGAAACACCATGAAAAAATATATTGTAAAAGATCGGGGCATTGAATGGAGTTATGACAACAAAGAAAAGGCTGCTAAGAAAGCCGCTGATCTGAACACGGAAGTAACAGAAAAAACCGTGTGGAGATATTACGCCCCATATTATACAAGCGGCGCTGCAAACTATCGGGAAATCACGGGTGAAACTTTAATAGACACAATAGAGAAAGGCTTTGATCAGATCATAAAAGATTATGATCTTGGCGGCGTTTCAGGCTTGAAATTGAAGTCTGTTAAATTACAAAAGGAAGATGGGTATGCGAATTTAGTTGTAGATTTTATACCACTCGGAAAACTTGGAAAAGAACTTTCAGAGGAAGAAAAGGCAGTAAAAATTGAATGGGTTACAGATGATGAATTCCAGGGCGAATACACTTTTACATTGAACAAATAAAAGGCTAGCGGAGTCGATAAGCTCCGCTATTCTGCATTAAGGAGCAAATAAAAACATGGCTAAAGTTGTAAAAAAATGCGTTGTCTGCGGGAAAGGGTTTTATTGCGAATCATCGCGTGACATTGTGACCTGCTCGAAAGAATGCCGGTTGATACATTTGAGCCAAACACATACGGGGTTAAAGCGCTCCGAAGAGAGCAAGCGCAGGATGTCAGAAACAAGGCGCGCGAATCCGCGAAATACAGAAATACAGCGAAAAGCTACAGAAGCCGCAAAGAACAGTCCGAAATCCGGACGGTTTGAAACAAACAGGGCGGCGATAGATTGGCATTTAGTAAGCCCAGAGGGAGAGCACTTTTATATTCACTCCCTGTCCTTTTGGCTTAGGGAAAATTGCAATAAATATTTTGGAGTAGAGCAGGACAGCAAGCAATTTTTTAATATAATTGCGGGGTTGAGCCGCGTTAAAAGATCGGTTCTTGGGACACTTCCAGAAGGGCAACGCCCCGGATATAGTTATAAAGGTTGGTCAGTGATTCCGACCGAGGATGATAAACAGGATAAATAAAAGATTGGACAAGGGCAGTTTTCCGGCTGCCTTTTCTTTTTTGCCATGTCCAAAATCAACAACGTGTCCGGGCATATCTTACAAAATCTCCGAAAAATCGTAAACGAACTATGAAACTTTTCTTAAATTTTTATAAACAATGATAGTTGTATTAGGTTCTTGACAAGTTCCAAAATGATAGAATAGTATCAGTTTTTGGTAAAAATCGTCTGACAATCGTCTGACATAACACGACACAATCGTCCGACGTCGCTTTTTCAGATCTTTGATTCTCTTTCTCTATCTTTTTCTTAATCTTTTAAATTAATAATAATATACTGTATCTAAAGCCTATAGGTTTATAGTAAGTGTATATCCGCATACGCGCGCGGCGTAAGTATATAATACCACCGTAAAAAATTAAGGCTTGACTTTAATCCCGGAAATAGTGTATACCAGAATCAAAGAGATTAAACAGAACGGAGGTGTGAATAGTATATGCAGGATATAAAGAGTGTAGAGAATGTAGATCTTACAAGCCTTATAGTGGATCTAGGTACAGTACAGATATACACATCAACTGTACAAGATTTAATAGACAACGCTTGTATAGAATTCCACATCGAAGATTTGTTAAAAGCTGGACAGAGACAGTGGAAAGCTGTTATGCAGTATGTTGGTATGCATTTATTCCCGGATACAAAAGCATTAAAAGATAAGAGCTTAAGTCCTCTTGGTAATGCAACTATACCGACTAACTGCAATAGGTATGATAGAGAGGTATTATATAAGCTTTGTGATTATTATATATACATCTCCAATGTGTATAGCAAGTTGGTAAGTACGGTAGCATTTAGTTATTTTTGTAATATACCTACGAACACAATGGATATATGGGCTAGTGATGAACCAAGTTCGCTGACTTTCAAGATGTGGCAAAAATTGCAGCGATCCCGTAAGGATTGTATCCTAGATCGTGCATATGATTCCAATAGCCCTGTAGGCACCATGTTCGTGGGAAATAATGAATTCGGCATGAATCAGCCCGGAATTGGCGATAATGCCACGCAACGCAAGGCAATCACAGCGCAGGAGCTGCCAAGATTGGACGAGAAAAAGAGTCAAGAATTGCACGCAATTGATACACAATTTACGGATGCAGCGGCAAATAATACGGTTTAAATTGTGTGTGATTATTCTACAATTCACAAATGCAGTAATATCAATGGTTGTAGCGTTTCTACTGTTCGTAAACTATTCGGAAAAGTTAGGTTTTGCGAATAGTTGCAAGGGTATGACGTGAATTGTATTAAAACAATTTGATTTTCACACAATGACAACAGAACGAAACGGAAAATATTTTAGATTTCCATGTTTGCAAGAAAAGGATGGGGAGGGGGTCTGACAGAAAGACCACCGGGCGGCTACTAAGTCCCTCAAATTCCTACAAAAACAAAAAGTCTTATTCAGACAAAGGAGCATACATGAATCCACTGAAAATTACAGAGCCAATAGATTCTACAAACGCAGAAGAATTTCAAGAAGAGGTAAACAGAGTAATAAAATCACTGTCTGAGTCTTATCGTGAGATAGTAGACATTAAATATTCTACACACGTATTCAATGGCTGGAAGAGAGGTTATAGCGCAATAGTGCTTTACCGATAGCAATAAAAAGCCACTTACAACACACCCATTGACTTTCATCGTAAATAGGCTATAATAAATTTATAACAATTCACTTTCACGTTGCGAATCGCAACTACATTTCCAAAAAATTTTTTAAAAACAAAAAGAGTGTTTCGGACAGGAGAATGATATATGACCGGGAATGAGTATCAGGCTTTAGCAATGCGGACAAATGATCGCAAAGCGACAGAAAGAATTTCGGATAAATTCGATTTGCTTAAATTTTGCAAAAATAACAATATCGCATCTGCGTTGCAAGATTATGACCTTGGCGGTATCTTTAATGCTTGCCTTGGGTTATCCGGTGAGGTTGGAGAGTTCAACGACATGATTAAAAAGTGGATTTTCCACGAGAAACAGCTTGATATTGACCACGCAAAGAAAGAAGCTGGAGATATTTGTTGGTATCTTGCAATGCTTTGCGAATCCTTCGGCTGGAGCCTTGATGAAATCATGCAAATGAACGTAGACAAACTTAAGGCACGTTATCCGGAAGGGTTTGACATTGAAAGAGCAAACCACAGGGCGGAGGGCGATGTGTAATGGCAAGCTGCAGCAATGAGTTGATGAAAACCGAGTATTCCGAAACCTTTGATGAAAAACGCAAAGGATTGATTGAACAGTCGTATTACAAATACGGACCGGCAAGAATGAACTTTTTCACCGGGAATGTGGATGCAATTGAAAGTTTGAAAATGTGCCTTGCCAAGTTTGAAGAGACCGGAAACCTTGAATATCTGTGTGACGTTGCGAATTATGCTATGTTCCGGTTTATGTTTCCACAACAGGGAGAATATTTCAAACATACGAATTCTGATGAATCTGCCGGACTTTTCGGTATGAGCGTAAATGAAATGGAACGATTCAAACAGGAACACAGCTTTGATGATGGGGGATATTGATATGATTTTAAAGATAATCGCAACAGCGACAGATGCCCTAGTAATGCTGGGACTTATGGGAGGACAGGTAAAGCAGACAGACAATTCAAACGCAATTGGGTATTTGCTTTCATACGCAATCTTTGCAATGAATATTATGGTCATTTGGAAATGATGGGCTATCGCCAAACGGTAAGGCACAGGATTTTGATTCCTGCATTCCCCGGTTCGAATCCTATACACTGCGCTTGCGGAATATTTATATCAAACAAAAGACACGGAATCTCACGAGGATTCCGATTTTTGCTATGATTGGGGGCGTAAGAATGTGTGATTTATGCAAAGACATAGGAATCGGAATACCGGATTGGGATTTCCTTACTCCGGATAAAAACGGAAAAGTACCGTCCGGTAATAAAATAGAAATTCGGAAAATTGTAGACAAACACGCCCTTGTTTTTACGAATAGTGCAGGCGAGTACGGAGCGGGAGCGTTGACTATTGCATTTTGCCCTATCTGCGGAAGAAAGTTGGTGTGATATGTGTGAATTTTGCGAGAAAAAATTTCCTATCATAACACATTATGGCAAATTTAAGATTGATAAGTTGTCAAATAAGCCTGTAATTACATGCGACTTGAATAAATGTCCGCCCTTTGCGGTGTGTAGCAGTAAAGATATGAATGTTGAAATGGTAATGAAAATAGCTTATTGCCCTATCTGTGGTAGAAAAATGGTGTAGTAATGGCAGAACCTTTAAGTAAATTAGCAGAAAAATGTAAAAGTTGCCCAAAATCTGAAAAATGTGACCATAAAAGAATGGAGTTATGCGCTTTAGCGGATTTGCCACCGCAAAATTGTGCAAGCGCTACACAAGACATTTTGATAGACAATATGGCACCTATATTGAGGGAAGAAATAAAAAGCCCTTTAAGCCCATTTCGGTACAAAGACGAATTAGAAAAAGCACTAAATGATTTGCATTTTGGAAATATGTTTATGAATGGTGCTTAGAAAGTTGGTGGAAGAATGAAACCATTAGAAGAAATATTTTTTAGAGCTTGCGTGAATGAGCAGAAAAGAAAATTGCCTTCAAGCAATCGAGAATTGAGCATAAGAACTATTGGAAATATTTTTGAAAGACTTGGATTCTCATATAAGCAGTTAATGTATTATGTCAGAAAGTGGTGTGACAAGGGATTTTATGATTACGGAGTAACACTTGACTTGGGATGGTTTGAATTTGGTAAGCTGACCGGAGAATATAAACAGGTTTATGATTCTATGACAAGTACGGACGGATGGAAAGATGGGGAGTTGGCAAATTATATTGTCAGCAATTCTTTTAATCGAAAGAGAATAACACCACTTGATATTCTATATATGTACGGATTGGTTTGAAAGCTGGTGGAATATGTGTGATTACTATGGCAATGAATCGAAACAAATAATTGATGATAGAGAGAAGGATTCTATTTTGTACATTTCCGATTCAGAAAAAGAAATGAGAATTTTTCTTGAATATCTCAAAAAGAAAATGGATAACAACGGAAAAGAATGTTTCTTAGATGGAGAACATGATATTTTAAAAACAGAAAATTACAATGTTGTCTGTAAAAGTATTCATGGTACTATACTTGGAGTCGGATATGGGTATTGTCTACATTACTGTTTTTCGAGAAATTTTGATAAGAGTAAGTGCAACGATATGGAAAAATGCTCGACGGAAGAAATTCTTGCGCACACAAGAGAGGGTGCAAAAGAAATATCGGAACTTGATATTTTATGTATGCTAGGGTTAGTTTGAAAGGCGGTGGAATGATGAAGCAGGAAAAAGAAATTTTATGCACATGTATTAATCATGAAAATTGTCCATTAGACCCGGTTAGTTGCGGATGTTCAATAGAAACTACGACTTTTGAAGATGCTTGTATAGGTAAAAGAACATTCATTCCGGGAATCGAATGTGATAAGTGAGGTATTTATATGAAACATCAAAAAGAATGGCACACTTGCGACAGGTGCGGTGCTGAAATAAAATTCAAGCCAAGACAACAGATACAATATGTGCCGTGTGGTATATATTCAGAACCGGTAGCTAGATTTACAGAAGATGAAATTTCGTGCGAGCTTTACAAAACAAGATTTTGCGGAAAACTTAAGAAAACTTATGAATTATGCCCTAAATGCAGAAAGGATTTTGAGAGGTTTATGAGAAATGACTGTTAATATGGGAACAAAAACCTATGAAATGAGCCGCAAACAGGCAAAGGCTATCCTTGGAACGGCTAAGAAACTTGCGGATTGTAATATATACGGTTTGGAAAAAGGGAATACGATAATTATGTTGAATGAGAAATATGAAGATGCTGTGAGCCTAAATAAAGCCGTGAAAGCATATGAGGAGAAAGGATTTAGGGTGTATTGGAAATGATTAACATATTTGAAATGCCTAAAAATGTGGTAATCCCAAAAGCAAGAGTTGAAAAAGCAGGAGAGGAAGTTCTTTCAGTTGCCTTTGATTTAGGGTTGGAAACAGGAGAGAGACCGATAGCGATGGTATTTGAGAACCATAACGGAGAAATTTATATTAGAAAACTTCTCAAAGATGATGTTGCGTTGGAATTGCATAGATTATTGACGAAATGATAACAGGAGAGTGAAGATAAAAATAACAGAAATGAATAACTGCATCGAAGAAATGCGAAAATGTTACAAGTTCAACGATGACGAAACAGAGATACGGCTTGGAAATCCACAAACTGGTTTTTCTCAGTATGTGGAAATATGCACAAAAGACAAAAACGGAACACGAATTGAAATGTCAAGATATGCAGATGAATTAAAATAAACAAATTTACCGGCTAACAAATGGAGTTAGTCGCTACCCTAAAACAATTATAGGCAGAGGTCAAGGCACTTCTGCTTTTGCGGAGGTGCTTTTTATTTGGCTTCAAAGCAGTTAATCAATGCAGTAAATGGATATGAAAACTACATACAGAGAAAAGGCGTTGATGAACAGGTAATAGATGCTTACATACAAGCCGTAGCGGTTGCCTTAAGGACAGAACATGACGTTGATTATGGATTGAAAATATCCGCAAGGGCAAAGCAACTTATAGCAAGCTATGTCAAGCAATATACAGGCGGAAGAGTTGCAGACTTAGAAGTGTATGCCGGGGAACATGATACGACATATAAGGTGCTTCAACAATTCTACGATGTTTTGATGTATGAATCAGCCTATCTTGTGGACAGCTTTTTTTATTACATTGAAATTGATGAAAAGGATCCGTGGAAAAGATTTTATTTCCCAAGAAGAAAAGTGCTACAACCTGTAGTCGGAGCATACCAGGAGATTTACGATGGAAAATTGGATTTTTTGTCTGTATCACAGCCGAAAAGAACAGGAAAAACAACAGGCGGTCTGAAATTGGCGCAGATGATGGGCGGACGCGACCCGGACGGAAGTATATTCGGTGTCGGAAAAGGAGAAGGGCTTGTTAAGCGATTTTATGGTGGCTTATTGCAAGGCTTTGAAACAGAAAGCACGTACAATAGATTCTTAAGTGTTTTCCCAGAAGCAACAAAGATAGGCGAAAAGGACTATAAAAGTGCTGAAAATCTATCAATCGACCTTAAGAGCAAAAATATCTTCCCAACATTTACCTGTAGACCTATTGATGGTGCAATCGTAGGATGTACCGAAGCGAATGTGCTTGTCTATATTGATGACTGCGTTAAAAACCATGAGGAAGCACGAAATAGAGATAGATTAGAGTTTCTTTGCGAGAAAGTAACAGACGATGTTCTTGGTAGACGATTAGAGGGAACACCTATTATCATACAGGGAACAAAGTATAGCCTATACGACCCAATCACTGCCTTGCAAAATAAAGCTGATGAATTGGAGTGGAGATGGAAAGAGGTTGCGATTCCGGCACTTGACCCAATTACAGATGAAAGCAATTGGGAGATTTATCGAAAAGATAAAAAAGGATTGCGGAAGATATTCACAACCGTTTACTACCAAAAGGAAAGAAAACTTGTTTCGGAAGAAACGTGGGCGGCAGAGTTCCAACAAGAACCATTTGAAGCAAAAGGGCGAATGTTTGCGGAGAATGAACTTAATTATTTTGAGGAACTTCCTGTTGACCGAGAACCAGATGCAATCATGGCGGCTTGCGATAGTGCAGATAAGGGAGAAGATAGCTGCTCAATGCCGATTGGATATGTGTACGGAAACGAGGTTTATATCGTAGATGTAGTGTTTGATAATGCCGGAACACAGTTTACCAAGCCGGAATGCGCAAATATGCTTATTAAGCACAACGTAAAGACGGTTACATTCGAGAGTAACAGTGCCGGAGAATATTTTGGCCGAGATGTAATGGAAATTGTAAAAAAGCAAGGCGGAAGATGTAGCGCACGATTCAAGTTTAATTGTTCAAACAAAATAACTCGAATGGAAAATGCGAGAGATAATGTCATTCGTGATTATTATTTTCGCGATTTCAAGAAAATGGACAGGCAGAGCCAATATTACAAGTTTATGAAAGAACTTACGACCATGACAAGAAGCGGAAAAGTAAAGCATGATGATGCACCGGATTCAGTTGCTTTGTTTGAGAACGAGATGCGAAGCGGAACGCAGGCAAAGGTAGAAGCGGCAGTAAACCCATTTAGGAGGTATTAGGATATGACAACAGACAAATATCTTTCACAAATAAGCAGAATCGACCATGCGATTGCAAATAAGCTGGAAGAAATCAAAAGGCTATCCGATATGGCAACTTCTATATCCATATCTCCAAAAGAGGTAGATGTGCAATCATCCGGCAATCCCGACAAAATGGGGAGCGCGGTGTCAAAGATTGTTGATTTGCAGAATGAGGTTCAGAAGCTTGTAGATGAATTGGTTGATAAAAGACGGATTATCATATCGCAAATTGACAGTATGGATAATACGGATGTATATATCGTGCTTTCATCACACTATGTAAATGGGAAAGATTGGAACCTGATTTCCGTTGAGATGAAATATTCCTATAGGAACATTATGAAACTTAGGAAAAGAGCATTGCAGGAGTTTGAAAGACGTTATGGACAGCTTTATTCTGAAAAGAGTGCATAAAAGTACACAATAGTTCACACTCTTTCACAACATTTCCTAAAACTTGCATGATATACTAAAAGAGTAGAAAAACAAATTCCTACAACCCCCAAAAAGCATATAACCCGTAAAAGACACTGTCGGAAATGGCGGTGTTTTTTATTTACAAGAAAGAGGTTGCTATGAAAAAAGTAACTATATATTGCCCGGATTGCGGAAGAATTGCCGGACATTATGATGGGAGATCTACGATAGATCATCCGTGTAAATGTAAAAAATGCAATCATATTGTGATTTACCGCGTGGCAACAGGCAAGACTGAAACGAAGCCAATACCGAAACGCGCTTGCAGTAGTGGAGTTTTATTTATATGAACAAGCAGTATTTTCATGACCTTGTAAAAGGCAGATATGGAAGAAAAATTGCATATGCTAACGTAGAACAGATTACGGCAGACAATATCGTAAATGTTGTCGGAAACTGCATTGGTGCATTTTATTTCAACAAGACGATCATTCGTTATCTGTGGAACTACTACAAGGGCGATCAGCCTGTATTGTACCGAACAAAGGTACAGAATGCGGATATAACCAATAAGGTGCCTGAAAACCATGCCTATGAGATTGTTCAATTCAAGGTTGGTCAGACTTACGGTGAGCCAATTCAGCTTATCAGCAGAAAAGACGATGACCGAATAAACAATGCCGTTGATGAATTTAACGATTATCTGACCGATGCTAATAAGCAGGAAAAGGATATTAAGGCAGGAGAGTGGCAATCAGCAACCGGAACGTCATTTAAGGCGGTACAGATTACAAAAAATGGAGATATACCATTTAGGATTGTTGCGCCAACACCAATGAATACATTTGTTATTTATAATGAATCCACAGAAGAACCACTTTTAGCAATCCAAGAGCTTAAGGATGCCGATGGACAGATGTATAAACTCTGCTACACGGACTCTTACGAATGCAAGATTGTAAATGGAGAGGTTCGAGGTTGGAAACTGCATGGTTTTGGTGGAATCCCGATTGTCGAGTTTCCGAACAACCATGAGCGCATTTCTGATATTGAGCTTGTGATCGGACTATTGGATGCAATCAATACAATGCAGTCAAACCGAATGGATGGCGTTGAGCAGTTTGTTCAGTTTTGGGTAAAATTCGTAAATTGCGAGGTTGATGAAAAAACATTTAAAAAAATGAAAATGAATCACGCTCTTACAGTTAAGTCTATCAACAAAGATAATAAATCAGATGTTGACATTATGACGCAAGAGCTGAATCAGACAGAGTGCCAAGTTGCAAAGGACGATCTGTGGGATAATGCACAGTCCATTCTTGCCATACCAAATAAGAACAACAATAATTCCGGTGGAGATACACAGGGAGCGGTTGAACTTAGAAACGGATGGGACTTCTCAAAGTCGAGAGCAAAACTGAAAGACCCGATTGTAAAGTCGGCTGAAAAAAGACTTGCGAAAGTTGTTTTGAATGTGATTCGCATACGGGATCATGATTTGGGATTAAGTTTGCGCGACTTCGACGTTCAGATAAATCATAGTCCACAAGACAATATGTACACCAAGTCACAGACACTATATCAGCTTTTACAAGCCGGTATTCATCCACTTGTGGCAATTAAATCTGTCGGACTTTGGGGAGATGCAGAAAAGACATTTCTGTTGTCAAAGCCGTACTTGGATAATCTGTGGAAAACCATTGATGATGTAGAAGCACAGGAACAGAAAGCAAAAGAATTGATAAATAAAATGAATACAGATGGCACACAGAGCCAGACAAACAAAGATAAGACAGTCACCGAGTGATCGGTGGCTGTTTTTATTTTATAAATTTGCACCTATGCGTGAAATAGGAGAAATCACAAGTTGAGCAACCAACGTAAAAAAGCGTAGTGAATCGGAGGTAATCATGACAAGAGAACAGGCAAAACAGAACCTTATCGCTATCGGAGTGGCAGAGCCTACGGATGAACAGGTAAGCAATTATCTGAATCAGGTCAATGGCGAAACAAAGAAAGAGAAAGACAGAGCCGATGGCTACAAGGCTAAAGCTGACACAGCAGATGGTTTACAGAAACAGCTTGATGAATTGCAAGCTGGAAATCTGACAGAGCTTGAAAAGGCAAATAAGGCATTAGACACAGCTAATCAGCAAATTGCAGAGTTGCAGAAAAATAATGCTATTAGAGATTTACGTGAAAAGGCTATGACCGATTTCAAGGTAACCGCAGAGCAGGCAAAAACAATTGTAAAAGAAGATGGCAGCTTTGATACAGCCGAACTTGGAAAGATTATGTCCGAAAAAGAGACCGCCGCAGCGCAAGCCAAGGAACAGGAGATTGCAAATGGCAGTACGAATCCGGGCGGTGGCACGGCTGGTGGTAATAAGGCCGGTGCAGATAATAAGACAAATGCTGAAAAGATAGCAGAAAGCCTTATATCTAATGCACCTAAGAACAATGACGTTTTATCACATTACATTCAACAATAACAGGAGGTAAAAAATGGCAAAGGAAATGAATATGCAGTACGAAAAAACTTCATACGCAGGAGATGTTCAGATTTTAAAGAGAGATCCTAATGAAGCAATTCCATTAACACTTGATTTTGATGGTGTAACAACTAAAAACGCACAGAGCAAGAAAATTGTCAAAGCAGGTACTCCAATCGGAGCAAACGGTAAGGCTGACAATACAGCCACAGTAGTAGGTATTTTAAGGTTTGATGTAACAGAGGACAGACCACAGGGAGTACTGCTCAAGAAAGCATATCTTAACACAAAGGTAGCAGAAGCACATTCCGGCGTTACATATGACGAAGCGGTTAAAACAGCTCTTCCAATGATTGTATTTGAATAATAACAGGAGGTAAATAGATGTTAATTAATGAAGTATTAGACAGTAAGTCTATCGCATTATCGGCAAAAGAAAACGCTAGTAATCAGATACCTTATCTTGGTTTACAGTGGTTTCCAGAAAGAAAGAAGCAGGGGCTTGATTTAAGTTGGATTAAGACACACAAGGGTTTACCGGTTTCGCTTGCGCCATCTAACTTTGACACAATTCCAACTCTTAGAGCTAGAGGTGGATTAAGTAAGGAAAAAACTCAGATGGCATTTTTCCGTGAGGGAATGACAGTTGGTGAAGAGGAAATGCTTGAAATCGAGCGTATTCAATCAGAAGACGACCCTTATCTTGCAAGTGCTTTGTCAAGCGTATATGACGATACTAACAACCTTGTAAGCGGCGCAGAAGTTGTACCGGAGCGTATGAGAATGTCGCTTCTTTCCACAAATGCAGGTCATCCGGTAATTGCTATTGTAAGTGATGGCGTTCAGTACGCTTACGATTATGACAAGGATGGTTCATACGCAAAAGACCATTACGCAAAGTTATCCGGCACAAGCATGTGGAGCGATACAGCTAATTCAAAGCCACTTACAGACCTTAACAATGCAAGAAAGAAGTTACAGAAGCAGGGTAAGATTGCTAGATATGCGCTTATGAACAGCAATACATTCCAATACCTGCTTGATAATGCACAGATAAGAAACTCGATCCTTACACAGAACCTTACAGCAACTATTGAGGTTGACGATGATACTGTTATTTCAGTAGTGCAGAAGAGAGCAAAGCTCACTATCGTACTTTACGATAAGATGTACATTGATGATGATGGCAAAGAGCAGTACTTCTACCCGGATAACAAGGTTACACTTCTTCCAGAAGGAAGCCTTGGAAGCACTTGGTTCGGCACTACACCGGAAGAAAGAACTGCAAGACAGGTACCTAATGTTGATGTGACAACATATGGCGTAGGTATTACAGTCGCTACAAAGACAGAGTATGGACCACCTATGAAGATGTCAACATTTGCATCCGAGGTTGTACTTCCATCGTATGAAAATATGGATAGCACATTTGTATATGAGGTTCATAGCGAAGAGTAGGGGGTGCAACTATGAAATATCCATATATAGTGATTCATAATGGTAAATGGTATAACGCAGGAGAAGAGGTGCCGGAGAGTAATTCTCCGGTATCTTCCGTTGGGTATACAAAGACCGAAATCAACAGAATGAGTACCGCAGACTTGCAAAAACTTGCCACGGAGCAGGGGATTGAAAATGCACAAACAACAAGCGGTGCGGAACTGAAAGAAATTCTGATTGCAAAATTTAATCTGTAGGAGATCGCTTATGTCATACACGCTTGTCGAACAGGTAAAGATTCGCTTAAAACAATTTCATATAGAAGAGGTAGAGGATGAAGAGACCGGGGAAAAGTCCGATAAAGTTGTGTTTGATGAAAAAGAATGTAACCCTTTGATTGAACAGCTTTTAGAGCAGGCAAGAAAAGAGATTATCAGCAGACGGAACTATCCGGACACATACGCGCAAGACCAGATTGACAGTGATGTTAAGAATTATGAAAACATTATGGTCAATTTGGCAGTGTACGATCGCTCACAAGCCGGTGAAGCTTACATGGCAAGTTTCTCCGAAAACGGTGTGAGCCGGACATGGAAAGACCGTGAAAGCCTTTTTGCTGGTGTGTTTCCGTTTGTAAAAGCAATGTAATTAAAGAAGATTGAGCGTTAGCATTTTGCTGATGTCAGCAATATGTTAGCAGGCGGCGCACATTAAGCGGTGGTGGGCAGTGTGTCAAAAGGAGATTCAAATGAAAAGTATTTTGATTCAAACTTATCTTGTGGCACTTCCGATAGTGCTTGGATATATAGTTTGGCTTCTTAAACAGCAAAAGAAAAGTAGGGATGCGAACAGTAAGGGGACAATGCTCCTTTTGCGCGTCCAACTTATTGAATACCATGCAAAGTACACCAGAATCGGAGAAATACCGTCATATGCCTATCAGAACTTCTGTGAGATGTATGATGCGTACCATGCGTTAGGTGGAAATGGAATGGTTACGAAAATGAAACATGAGATTGAAGAAATTCATATAGGGAAAGGAGATAAAAGCCATGAGAAATTGGAAAGATTGGACTAAGAAAGCCGGAATCCGAGCAATCAAGACTGTTGCGCAGGCGGCAGTTGCCGGAATTGGAACGGCGGCATTTATGGGCGCGGTGGATTGGAAATATGTTCTTTCTGCATCAGTCCTTGCCGGAGTGTTATCGCTTCTGACAAGTGTTGCCGGAATCCCGGAGGAAAACACCAATGCTTGACATTAACAAGCAGGAAATGAAGTATTCACAATCCGGTCAGAGGGTATTTATCCCACAAACTGACGAAAATGGAGATATTGTCTATGAAGGGTACAAGGATTCCGATGGGAACTTTGTACCTTATTTAGATTCCGAAGGCAACAAGATTCCAAAAGGCGAGGAAATTGAAGGGTTTTCAGAACCTACGACATTCAAAGCCAATATCAGCAATAAGTTGTCAGAAGCCCTTGTGAAAGAATTCGGAATTGATGATAGTACATCATACTGTCAGCTTGTCACGGATAAAGGATATTTGCCACTGAAAGCCGGTGATGTGGTGTGGAAACGTTCGGAAGTCAAACGCACTGATGATGGACTTGTGGATTCAGAAACCGCAGATTACATCGTAAAAGGCGTTGCCGATGAAGGACTGACCACGGATTTGTTTCTTCTTCGGAAGAATATTAAGTAGGTGATTGTATGAAAAAGAAACCTATTTCAATGACACTATCCACTAAGTCCATACAAGACGCTATAAAGAAATTAGAGCAGTACCGCGATAGTTTACAGGCTAAATGCGATTTACTTGTTTCTAGGCTTGCACAGGAAGGTCAGACGGTGGCAATAAAACAAATATCGAAATCTCCAATAGGGAACACGATAACGGTAAGGGTAGATAAAGCACCACAGTTAATGACCTCGAACGCGATTCTGATTGCAACCGGAAAAACGGTAACGTCAGAAGATAGAGAACCGTTCTATACTTTGCTGGCGGTAGAGTTTGGAGCCGGTATTTTTTATAACTCCAAAGAAAATCCAAAAGCACCGGAACTTGGATTCGGTGTCGGCACATATCCGGGGCAAATACACGCTTTTGAAGATGGTTGGTACTATTGGGATGATAAGACCGAAACATGGCGTTATACCCACGGTATCAAAGCCACAATGCCTATGTACAATGCGGAACAACAGATTATTCAACAGTATGTAAAGATTGCAAGGGAGGTATTCGGTGGAAAATGAGTTAAATAGTTGGGCACTTGATTTTGAAGATACCTTATGTTCCCTTTTGAAATCGTACATGGAAAGCAAGGTAAAAGGAATTAAAGTGACGCAAGATGAAGAATCGGGTGGCACCGCAACATTCCCGACGCTTTTAGTCAGACAAATCGGTGGAACAGAAGCCGGACGAACCAATGAAGCAAAGACAATCAATGCAATTCGCCCAACATTTCAGATCACAATTACAAACAAAGGTTCAAGAAAAGCAACTAAGGACATCGCAGCATATGCGGTGTCTTTTTTTAAACAACAAATGTTTGAGGTATCAAATGTAATCTCAACAATTTCCAAGCAAGTGCGAACGGTTACATTCCGCGCAACTCGCGTAATTGGAAACGTTGAGCATTTAGATCAGCTATAAGCAGAAAGGAAGTAGAAAATATGGCATCAACAAGTTATAGAACTCGTGTCATTGTAAAAGAGCACACGGACAAACAGGCTGACTTTGCAGGAACATACAATCTTTTGGTTGCGGCTAAGTCAGTTCCAAGCCCTGCATCACCACCAAACACTGTTGAGTCAACAACAATGGAAGATGACCAGCAGACTTTTGAAAAAGGAATTAAGACTTCTGATTCAAGAGAAATCACAGGAAACCTTGAAAAAGAATATCTTTCAAAGGTGGATGGATATGGGGATAAAAAACTTGATATTATCCATTTGTATGGAACGGACGGTATTGGCGGTGTAGCAAAGTACGCATATGTAGGAACTGCAACAGCCACACCTAACGATGTAGGTGGAAACGATGAAATCCTTGAAATGACGGTAACAGTTATTCCAAGCACAGCATCAGAGCTTGTTACGGATAAGCTGACTGTCGTTGATAACAACGATGGAACATTCACTGTAACAGTGGTGGGGTAAAAAGCCTATCGGACGAGCAATCGACCGCACCGGTAGGCGAGGATGAACGGTCGATAGCAGAACTTGAAGCAATAAGATAAGCAACAATGGGGCGGTGGCAACACTGCCCCTTGCCAATATAGGGCAGAAAGGCAAGGTAAAACATGAAAGTTAAATTAGGTGGAAAAGAATATACAATTCAGTTTGCAACAAGACCATCATTAAAATCACATATCTTACAGGATATTATGAAGACACAGGACATGGAGGATATTTCTTCTATGGAAGATATTCTTCTTGAAACACTTCCTAAGACGCTTCTTGTGGGGTTGCAGATGCATCACAATGAGGAATTTGGATATGATTACAAAACAAACAAGGGCTACGATGAGCAGCTTGAGAAGGTGTCCGACATTCTCTACGATGCGATTGATACAAACGAGATTAACTGCATGGATTTATTTGCTGATATGCAGGAGGAAATGATGACAAACGGTTTTTTAGCGCAGATGATGGAGTCGTTGGAGAGAGCGCAGGAGCAGGAGAAAGAGAAGAAAAAGACCCCATCCAAAGCGAAAACCAAGAATTAACATGGGAATATTACGTTGCGGAAATCCGTCCGTTTTACCTTGTGGTAACGAAAGGCTACGGATTTTCCGTTGATGATATAGATATGATGAATCCAGAGTTGCTTAAGCCTTATGTGGATGCATACAAGGCAGAATGGAAGCAACGCGATGTGGAAATGTATATGTGGTTTGGCAGATATGCAACGTCAGCACTTGTGACCGCAATAGATGCTACATTCGGTAAGGGTAATAGTAAGTACGTGAAAGAAACTTGCTATGATTCCATCGAAAAGCATAATACGGACGATCCCGATGCAGAGATACGAGAAATGCTTAAGGCAGAAGAAGCATGGGCGGCTGAATCAAGGAAATCACATTTACCAAAGCCAAAGATAGTTTAAGAAAAGAGGTATTGCTATGGCAGTAATTATCGGAAGTGCGCGGCACGATGAACACGGCAACTGCTATTCTGGAGGAAAAGCTGGAGACCAGACCGGACAGGAAGTGTCTACGCAGAAGTTTTACAACCATTCTAAGGGATGGAATGTATTAAGAGCAAAGGATAATAAGGTTGCGGAGAAGTTAGCCGAAGCTATGCAGATTGCATCTGACAACAAAAATATCGGCTATGACCAATCGGAACGCTACGGAGTCATTAAGCATGGCGTTAACACAAAGGTCAAGACGGAATGCGATTGTTCTTCCCTTGTACGTGTCTGTATTATCTATGCGTCCGGCAAGGATGTGGGGGATTTTAATACTTCCAATGAACGGTCGGTGATTTTGAAATCCGGTTTGTTTGATGATATGGGTTCTTATCATGCCGGTTTTATTCTTCGCAACGGAGATATTCTTGTGACACGCATAAAAGGGCACACAGTTATTGTTGTAAAAGGCGCAAAGAAATGCAAGGGCAAGTATTATCCGAAGTATAAGGGAAACTCAAGCTCAATCGTTGAAGCATTAAAAGCGGTTGGGGAAGATGATGTATCGAAAGAACATCGCGCGGAAATCGCAAAAAAGAACGGATTTTCCAATTTCAGGTTTACATCAGAGGAAAATTCAAAGATGCTTTCTCTTCTGAAAAAGGGAAAACTTAAAAAGTAATTCAAGGGCGGTAGGGGTCAAATCCTACCGCCTTTTTCTAAAACTAAATAAAGGAGGTGTAACTGTTGGAATTAGAAACCTTAGAAATAAAAATCCAAGCACAGGCACAACAGGCAAGCGGTCAGATAGATGCGCTTGTGACAAGGCTTGGGAGATTATCTTCCGCACTTTCAGGACTTAGTACCGGAAATCTGAATAGTCTTTCCACAGGGGTAAACCGACTCGCAGGGGCAATGACGGCAATGCGTGGAATTGATACACGGACTTTTTCTGCAGTTGCAAGAAATGTGAGCAAATTAGGCTCTATCAACAGCAGACAGATTAATGCCGCGGCTGGTTCTATGCGTCAGATTTCCAATGCAGTAAAAGGGCTTTCTGGAATGTCAGCATCTGTTAAGGGTCTGACCGACCTTGCATCTGCAATCAAACAGCTTGGCTACCAGAGTTCCACCAAGGCGATTGAAAATATCCCGAAACTTGCTACGGCAATGAGACAGCTTATGTCCGAACTGTCGAAAGCCCCTAGTGTAAGCCGGAATATTATTGACATGACAAACGCATTGGCAAAATTATCGCGTACAGGTGGAGCGGCAGGAACAGCGGCAAAAAGCATCACAAGCTCATTTAGCGGATTTAGTTCAAGTGCTTCTGCGGTTACCAAGAAGTCGTTCTCCCTTGCGTCTGCAATCGGAAAAGTGTATGCAACGTACTGGGCTTTATTCCGTGGATTTAGGCTACTTGGAGATGCCATTGACATATCATCCTCACTGACAGAGGTTGAGAACGTTGTAAGGCAGACATTCGGGCAGTATGAAAGCCTAATTAACAATTTCGCAAAAACATCCATTGAAAAATTTGGTATGTCTGAATTGTCCGCGAAACAGTTTGCAAGCCGTTTCCAAGCAATGGGAACTGCCCTTGATATTCCACAGGGGCAGATGGCAAAAATGTCTATCCGGCTGACAGAATTAGCCGGAGATATGGCTTCATTCTACGATGTGAGTCAAGAAGATATTGCCAAGAGTCTGCAATCTGTATTTTCCGGTACTACGGCACCTATGCGGCGTTATGGTATCGACTTGACGCAGGCAACATTAAAGGAATGGGCGTTAAAGCAAGGACTTGATGCAAACGTTTCCTCAATGACACAGGCTGAAAAAGCTATGTTGAGGTATCAATATGTGCTTGCACATACAACCAATATTACCGGAGATTTCGCACGTACAGCAGATACGTGGCACAATCAGATAACCATGCTTAAAGAGAACTTCAAAGCACTTGGAGCGGTTGTTGGTGGTGGTTTAATCAATGCATTCAAGCCATTTATCAAGGTACTTAATTCAGTTCTGCAAAAGGTTATTTCCTTCGCAGAGATGGTAACAAATGCTTTAGGTTCTATCTTCGGATGGAAGTATGAAGCAAGCAAAGGGGCAGGAATCAGCGGTCTTGCTGATGATATTGGAAGCGCATCTGACGGCATGGACGATTTAAGCAATGCCGCAGGAAACGCAGGGAAAAACACGGGTGGTATCGCAAAAAATGCCAAGAAAGCAAAAAAGGAAATCCAACAGGCAACTCGTGCATTTGATGAATTAAAGGTTATTTCAAAACAAAGTAAAGATAATACTTCCGGTTCCGGGAATAAAGGTTCTGGTTCTGGATCTGGTTCAGGTGCTGGTGGCGGCACCGGTGCTGATGGTGGATTAGTTCAGACGGACACCATCTTTAAGAAATTCAAAAGCAAAATCAAAGACCTTGAACAGTTGGGAGAGTCTATTTCCGGTGCGTTAATTAACGCAATGAAAAAAATTAAATGGGAAAAAGTGTATGCAAAAGCTGAAGGTTTTGGAAGGGGATTAGCCAAATTCCTTAACGGACTATTTAAAGGGCAAAAAGGAACAACGCTTTTCGGAGAAACCGGAAAACTGATCGCAAATTCATTAAACACGGTGCTTCATGGATTGGATTCGTTTGGAACGACATTTAATTGGAAGCAATTTGGAAATTCAATCGCAGACGGAATAAACAAGTTTTTCCAAAACTTTGACTTTGCATTATTGGCTAAAACGCTTAATTCGTGGGCGCAGGGCGCGTTTGATACAGTTACGACAGCATTAAGTAAAATTTCATGGAAGGATGTATGGAACGGAGCAAAGGAGTTTTTAAGCAACCTAGATGTAAAAACAGTTGGAATCATAATCGGTGCGCTGACAATCAAAAAAATTCTTGGATTACATCTTGCAAAAACCGCACTTGATATAATCGGAACTTCCATTTCAAAAGCAATAGCTGGTTCACTTGCATCAAGGCTTGGCGTTGAAATTGCGGCAAATGAGGGAATCTCGGCAGTATTGTCTACCGCTTTGTCAAAAAAAATAGGTGGGGCGTTTGCTACACTTGGAACAACTGTTTCAGCTGGTGTCAAAGCTTTATTCGGTAGCGGTGCGGCAGAGAGCGCACTTTCTTTTATCAGCCCGGTAGCAAAAGCTATAACCGGGATTGGCTCTGTTGCGATTGGCGCATTTACTGCAATATCAAACTTTGTGACCATGTTAAAGAACGGATTCAGTTGGCTTAATGAAGCACTTATGCTTGTCGGAGTTACGATTACGGCAGTCGGAGCGGTTATTTTAGGGGTAGCGGCAGCACCTGCAGCGATTACCGCAGGAATAGTAGCCGGTGTTGCAACGGCGGCTGTAGTAGTCAAGGATCATTGGAAAGAAATAAAAGGAATTTTCTCAAAAGCAGGAGATTGGTTTAATACTAATGTGATTAAGCCAATAAGCGGTTTTTTTAAGGGATTATGGGAATCTGTTTCCGGTTTTTTCTCTTCTTTATGGAAAGATATATCCGGTGTATGGAAAACAGTTTCTGGATGGTTCAATACTAATGTTATAACTCCTATTGTTTCATTTTTCCAAGGATTTTCGAAAAGAGTTGGTCAAATCTTTGAAGGATTGTGGATCATTGTCAAGGCTGTATGGATTGTTGTTTCTGATTGGTTTAAATCAAAGGTAATAGAGCCAATAAAGAAGAATTTTGAATTATTGAAATCGGCAGTATCAACTGCATTCAAGGTTCTATGGACAACTGTAAAATCGGTATGGGCGGTGGTTTCCGGTTGGTTTAAGGAGCATGTTACAACACCTATCAAGAATGCTTTTAGCTCGGCAAAAGAATCTATTCAGAAAGCTTTTAGCGCGGCAAAGACAGCGGTAACCGGGGCGTGGAATAGTGTTTCTAGTTGGTTTAAAGAACATGTAACCACCCCGATAAAAAATGCTTTCTCGAAGATGAAAGAAAGTGTAGCTGAAATATTCAGCAAATTATGGAATAGCGTGAAAAGTGGTGTTGCCGGGGCAATGAACACCGTAATTTCAAGAATTGAAACAGCAATAAATTCATTGATCGGTGGAGTGAATACCGTTTTGAGAGGGTTCAACAGTGTTGTTTCTGCGGCGGCTAAAGTAGCAAAGGTAAAGTGGAGCGGAGTCGATCTTGTGCCGAAAGTGAGCCTACCTAAAGTAAAGGCTTATGCAACGGGCGGTTTTATGGATAAATATAGCATAGCAACAGTTGGAGAAAATGGACTTCCGGAAATTATGGGAACAGTCGGAGGTAAGCCAGCGGTCGCAGGAAGCCAAGAAATTACCGGAATCAAAGATGCTATCAATTCAACATCTGCGCAAGAGGTTTCCTTACTGCGACAACAAAATCAGTTATTACAAGCTATTTTACAGAAAAATTTCGGAATTACTACAAACGACATAGGAAAAGCTGCAAGGGATTATGGTAGAGAACATTACAATCGAACCGGAGACAATGTATATGTTTTTTAGTGACTTCTATAATAGAACGTGATATAATTCTAAATAAATCATATCACAAGAAAGGAGTCATTATGAGAAACACAAAAAAATTATTAGTAGCGATGGGATTGGCATTTGCCGTTTTGATTTCGGCTATGCCAATCCAAAATGCAGATGGGGAACAGATTGTTGCACAGGCGGCAACTATCAAATTAAACAAGAAAGCAATTTCGCTTGATGTTGGGAAAACACAGAAATTGAAAGTTACCGGAACAAAAGCAAGAGTTAAATGGAGTTCAACCGAACCAAGCATTGCAAAGGTAGGTAAAAGCGGAATTGTTACAGCAGTATCATCCGGAACGGCAACGATCAAAGCTAAAGTCGGAAAGAAAGTGATTTCTTGCAAAGTAACCGTGAAAGAGAAAATCAACAGACTTGCATACGAAGATTCGAGCATTAGGGTTTACTTTACAGGGCTAAAGAAGGGAACATACCCGGACGAACTTATAGCTTGCTTGACAATCGAAAATATTACAGACAATAATATTACGGTTAATTCTGACACATCATCAGTAAATGATGCTATGGTAGAAGGAACGTTATATCAAGATTTATCTCCGCATAAAAAAGCCTATGTAACGTGGTGGACAATGGATGATAACATTGTGAGCTTGCCAATAAAGAATATTGACAACATACAACTATCCCTAGTTGTCTGGAATGAGGACTCGGAAGATTCCGACTACTACGTGACAGATTCTTTTGGGTTACTAAAATGAGTTAAAGGATTTTTGGGAGGAATTTGATTATGAAACAAAGCGGATGGGGAATTGCGTCTTTAGTGTGCGGAATAGCAGGAATTTTGTTAGCATGTGTTGCGATAGGTGTAGTCCCTGCAATAATCGGTCTCGTATGCGCAATAATTGCACTTACGCAAAAATGGAAAGGGCATGGAACTGCAATTGCAGGTCTGATTTGTTCAATAGTTGCGATAATTATTTTTATTTTTGCGTCACTTATATTTGACGGAAATGATTCAGACCAACCTAAAAAAGTATCATCAAATGAAGAAACGCAAATTCAAGACACGGAAAACCATTCGACAGAAACTGCAACAGAAGAAAAGGTTAATGAACCTTTTAAGGTTGGAGATACTGTTGAGACGGAAGATTTGAGGATTACGTTTTTGAAAGCCGAGCCGTACACAGAAGAATACGACGATCCAGCAAAAGGACATGAGTTTTACAAATTTGAGTTTGAATTTGTAAATATTTCAGATTCAGATCAATATGTTTCCTCTATGGATTTTAACTGTTATGCTGATGGCTATGATATGGAAAGCGCATATTCAAGCAAGGATAAAGATTTGGATGCAACATTATCAGCCGGAAAGAAAACAAAAGGTGTTGTATGCTTTGAAATCCCAAAGGATGCCAAAAATATTTCTCTTGAATATGAAACAAACTATTGGAACGAATCAAAGGTATGCTTTGAAGTTAAAAAGTAAATGATATTTAAGCCGTGGAAACACGGCTTATTTTAATTCCAAAATCGGATTGACACAAAATCAAAAATAGTCTATCCTTATTACTAAGGAAACAACCTTATCCGTGAAGATGCGGATTACTTACTCGAACGCCATACTGTACGAAAGAGGAAACCAATGTGATTTCACAAGCGGTTTCCTCTTTTTTATTCAGATAAAAATGTATGGAGGTAGACACGAATGAAAAAATCACAACTTATGCTTAAGATTCAAAACGGCATTGAGGTATTTGAAAATCCTATATTCGGACAGATAAGAATGACCATGGTAGATGATGAACCTTGGTTTGTTGGAAAGGACATATGCGAAGTATTCGGAGATACGAATTACAGAAGAAGCCTTTCAAATATTGATGATTCTGATAAGGGTGTGTCACAAATTGATACTCCAGGTGGAAAACAAAAAATGACGATTGTTAATGAAAGCGGTTTATATTCCTTGCTTTTTCAAATGCAACCGCAGAAAGCAAAGGGTGTGTCACAAAACGACTCCCTTATAAACGAAAGAAAAGAAAAACTTCATAAGTTCAAACGTTGGGTAACATCCGAGGTTCTTCCTACAATCCGTAAAACAGGTGGATATGTCAATAATGATGAATTATTTATTTCCACTTACCTGCCATATGCAGATGAAAACACTAAGCTGATATTTTCACAGACATTAAAAACTGTTAGAGAGCAGAACGAAATCATTAAAAGGCAGAAGAAAGAAATCATCCATAAGGAAGATGTTATTATCGGACTCGTTGATGATATTGACTTGGCGACCAAGAGACAGCGGATAACGCAGATTGTCCGTTTCGGTGCCGATGGAAAGTATCAAGAACGCTATTCGTTGCTTTATGGAGAATTTGAAAGGAAATATCACTGCAACCTTAAATCAAGGATGGAAGGTTGCGCACTCAAACCAAAAGTAAGAAACAAGATGGATTATATCGACAGGGAAATGGGAATGATTCCGCAGTTGTACGAAATAGCTTGCAAACTTTTTGAAAACGATGTAGAAAAGCTGAAATCTGAATGGGAATCAGTAGTAGCTTAAAATTTAATCAAATGGATAGCATCTACCAAACGGTAGGTGCTATTTTTATACCCATTTTTAGGAGGTAAACGATGGGATATGGTGGATATTTGGTAAAGTTTGGGAATTATACCATACCGAACAGTTTAATAAAGCAGGATACGTTTAGTTCCTATGTAAATATGCAGGACAAAGACCCTTGGACGGATGAAAACGGATATGAGCATCGTGATGCCGTGGAACTGAAAGCCCTAAAGGTCGAGTTTGAAACCAAAGCCATGCTGACCGAAAAGCAGTTTGATGATTTTTGGAAGAACATTGAAAAGAACTATACCAAGGCAAAAGAGCGTGGCGGTTATATCACGGCATACGTGCCGGAGAAACGCGGATATGTGACGCAGTACGGATATATCGCTGACATTCAGCCTACGTTCTATTCTGTGGCGAATGGGAAGATTAAGTATGACCCAATAAAATTTTCGTTTGTAGGTGGTGTATATGATAAATAGCAATTTAAAAGAAAAGTATTGGGATTCCGGCACAGACAAGCAGATGGTTATATCTGTTGTTGGAACAAATCAGAAAATAGACAATTCGATGCTCGAAGTCGGTACGTTTTCGCTTGAAGAAAGTCTTTGCTCGGAATCAGAGTTAAAGTTTGGTGCGTGTGAAGCAAACTGTGTAAAATTCACAGCACGAAACACCGCAGGAAGCATTAACGGTAGAACTATTTCCATTTCGGAAACAGTTGACGGAGATAGCGAAAATCCGATGCTATACGGAGTTTTTAAGGTTGCATCCGATGTTCCTACGGCTGACCGGACAAAACGGCAGATTACGGCATATGACGCTATGTATGACATTATCAATTCCGATGTAAAGGCTTGGTATGCAGGACTTAGCTTTCCCATGACGCTTAAGCAGTTCAGAGATAGCTTCTTTGCATATCTCGGAATTGAACAGGCGGTAGCAACATTGCCTAACGATTCCATGACAGTCAATAAGACGATTGTAGCCACACAGACGGACGATTCAAGCGCGGTTACAGAAGAGTCCTCTATCAGTGGAAAAACGGTTGTAACGGCAATCTGTGAGATTAACGGATGCTTTGGTAATATCAACCGAGATGGCAAGTTTGAGTATGTCTTTCTGAAAGCAATCGCAAGCGCGCTTTATCCGGCAGAAGATTTGTTCCCGGCAGACAATTTATTTCCGTCTGATGCAAACACAGAGTCCATGACCGGACACTACATCACGTTTGATTACGAGGACTTTCAAAGCAAGGCAATTACGCAGCTTGAAATCAAGACAAGCAATGATAACGCCGGTGCTATTGTTGGAACTGCCGGAAACAACTATTCGATTACAGGAAACTTTCTTGTATCAGACAAGACCGGAGCGGAGCTGGAACAGATTGCAAATAACCTATTGCCGATTATGGCACAGGCAGCATATACGCCGATTAAAAGTTGCACTTGTGTCGGCAATCCATGTCTGACACTTGGGGAACCAATCCGGTTCAATACCACAAGAGAGATTGTTGAAACGTATCTATTGCAACGCACCCTAACCGGAGTACAGAGCAAGAGAGATTCAATCTCGGCACAGGGTACGCAGACACACTCCGCAAAGGTTAATTCTATCAGAGAAACACTTGAAAGCGTGGAAAGACGTACCGGAAAGTTAGAGAGGAACGCAGACCATCTTCAATCCACTTATGAGGATTTAGAAGAACAGACAAATACCAAGTTTGAGCAGACCGCAAAAAGCATTTTAGCAGAAGTTGATCGTGCACAAAAGGCAGAAGGGCAATTAGACGCATCACTGGAATTGAAGTTAGGCAGAGACGAGAACGACCAAGTTATTTCTATGATCAATGCCAGTGCTGACCAAATTGTGCTACGAGGAAACAGATTGATTGTAGAATGTAACAACTTTGAACTGGACGGTAGCGGACGAGTACATATAATAGAATCTCTGCTTTTTGACAGTGGTGAGGTATCTGGGGTAGAGATATTAGGGCATGACGGAAGAAATAATGCGTTATTGCAGAATGTTAAGTTGGACTTATTATCTGTTACTGACGCAAACGGGGAAAACTTGGCGACAGAAAGTTATGTTGACAATTCGCTGAGCGACTACGCAACCAAAAGCGAATTGCCAAGTGGGTATTTTACAGATGTAGATTATACACTTAATGATAGCTCTACAACCAAGTATTCGCCCAGACACTTTAATAAAGTGTCTGATTTTGGTTCGAGGGAAAGTACCTTGGATATCGAGGGTCTTTTGATTTCTATTCCGAGTTCCGACAAAAGATTGAAAAATAATATACAATCATTAAGGGATATTAAAAGCGTGTATATGGCAATGTGCCCGGTTGAATACACATGGAAATCCGGATACATCACGCAGCACAAAGGCTTGCAGTTTGGTTTAATTGCGCAGGATTTAGAGAAGATTTTGCAGGATGCCGGATTGTCCGATAGCGGACTTGTACTAAAAGAAGATGCCGAAGAGGATGAAAAAGCAATTCACGGAGATTTAAAGACATGGAAAATCGACAAGGAAAATCTCCATGCAATGCACATACAGATGATCCAGATGCAGCAGAAAGAAATCGAACTTTTGCAGCAGAAAAACGAAGATCTGGAACGCAGATTATCAGCGTTAGAAAGGAGTGTGAGCCATGCAGAAAATATATAGTCGTATCAACTGGGAGAATTTTCCAAGTGAAAAAACAGCGGTAAATGAATCCAATCTTAATAAGATGGACTTGGCGATTGACAATCTGGATGATCGTGTGGTTGCTATGGATGCGTCTAAAGTTGACTTGACCAAAGCTAACGAACTTGTAAAGGAAATCCTTTGGGATGAATCCAACGGAACGCTGACGGTGGTTAAGATGAATGGTTCCAAGGCTGTGATTGACACAAAATTGGAAAAACTGGCGGTAAACTTCAAGTACAACCCGCAGGCACAGCAACTTGTGATAACGCTAGATGATGGTACAACGCAGAATGTAGATTTATCCACATTGATTACAGAATATGAGTTCTTGGATTCTGATACAATCGCATTTGCAATCGGCAGCGACGGTAAGGTGTCCGCAATCGTGAAAGAGGGAAGTATCCAAGAAAAGCATCTGCGCCCGGATTATCTTGCAGATATTAAAGTGGAATCTGCCAAGGCGGTAGCATCTGCCAAAAGCGCAGGGGTGTCCGAAACCAACGCGGCAAAATCTGCCGCAGATGCCAAGGACAGCGCAGACAGGGTGCAGGGAATCGAAAGCGAGATTAACAAGAAATTGACAATGGCAGAATTTGACTTGAACGATGATGGAGAGTTAATTTACACAGATAATGCAGCGTATAACTTTACCGTTGATAATAACGGAAATTTGAATTGGGAGGTGGCTTAAATGGCTATAGCAGGAAGAGTAGCAATCGTGCCTAAAGGCGAGTGGAGCGCAAATGCTACATATAAGAGATTGGATGCGGTAACTCATAATAACACATTGTATTTTGCAAAAAAGAATGTTCCGGCAGGAACGGCAACGAGCAATACGGAATACTGGTCTAAGTCTGTTGTAGGTGGTGCTGGTGCAATCGCAACAACAGAGGAAGCCGGAATTGTAAAACCGGACGGGAAAAGCATGAGCGTAGATGAGAGTGGAACGCTTAGCATTAACTTGGATGGAACCACAATTACATTGGACGAAGCGAAAAACGTCATAAAGTTGGCAGATGCATTAAAGGATAAAATCGGAAGTGCGCTGCAACCGGAAAGTATCGTAAATAACCAGGTAACAACAGTGGAAGGCTTCGCACTTGATGCGCGGCAGGCGAACCCTAATCTGGATGGAACACTGGCGAAACAGTTAAGTGATTTAAACGGCAGTTTAAAAATTAAAATTGTTCAATGGACACCATATTGTCCTCGAACAGATTTTGCAGATAAGGTTAAGCTTAGCGAAGCGATGGCACTACGATACGGATCTTTAGTAATTTGCGCTATACGTATTGATTTATCTGAAAATACTCCTGGCGAATATGTTTCTATTGTAAATTTACCAACAAAATTGTTTACTGGTATCAACCAAACAAACATGGACGGAAAAGAAGGTAAATGGTATTTAGATAAAAACACAGCTAGTGTCTTTTTGCGAAGCGTATTTGAAGCCGGCACGTATTGGCTTAACTTCATGTATCTAGAAGCAGAATAAAATTAAATATCATACAAAATAAAATTGCCTTCCCAAACTTGTACCAAACAAAGAGTGGTACTTCGTGGACTTGCAAGTAACCCAATACCATAATTTAAAGTATCTAAACCATTCCACGAAAATATAATAAGCGAGTAATCACCTACATTTTTGAAAGTCGTTACGTGTTTAGATATTGAACTATAGAAATTATCTTCTATTGTGCCTACGTGGTATATTCCACATCCACCAGATACTTGCGATGCCGAAGACCAATTATTGATTATTTTTCTGAACTTAAAATTATTTAAGTCATTTAAACTGCCGTTTAAATAAGTTTAGTAACCCGTAAATTTACACATAGAAAGGAATAAAAATTATGGACAAAATTATTTTGAAAAACAAAACAGAGTTCGAGATCGCCGATGGAGCGAGCCTCGGAAATATTCAGATTCGGTCGAAAGATTTTGACGGAATCAAGTCAATTACGGAAGCATTTACGGAAGAGAATATTTCAAAGGTCACATTCACACACAACGGTCAGACTTCCGGTGAGTATGATGATCTTAAGTATGAGGGATTCTCATATATGCCGAATGGGGGTAAGGATGGAGTAGAAGATGGTACATATACAGTTACTGTAAGCTTGAGGACTAAGACTGAGATGGAGAAAACCATCGATGAGCTGAAAGCTGGACATGAAGCAAACGCAGAAGCAATCCAAGAACTGGCAAACATTGCCGCAGAAAGCGAGGTGTAGGATATGGTTAAATTCTACGTGAGACGTATTCTTGTAGATAAGAAAATGACGATTGATGAAGTGCCGATGCGTTGGCGCGCAAAAGTGCAAGAAGAGATTGAGAAACAGCTTTCCGCTTCTCTGCAATGACATTTCTTGTCGAAACTTGCGACCGAAAAATGTTGAAATCATGCATATTGTAGTGATACTATGGACTTGTCCGAAAGGACACTTCAAGTTCTGGCATGGGTGGGGTTTGGCATGGCTCCGCCCATAATTGGGGATTGACTACGCCGAACACACGTTCTATAATATCCGTATCGCTACATAGGGCACATGATTGGGGGTTTTGAGGTTGGGAGAAGAGTACTACAAAAATGAAATCATTAAACTCATTGAAAAATGCGACAATTTGCATTGGTTAAAAACCATATATGCATACATAAGCAACTTATTAAAATAGGAAAAGAGCCAAGGGTTTGCGCATTGCCCTTGGCTCTTTTTTACTTTTTGTCTGAAATCGTATCTACTAAATTTTCTAAGGCTGTCCAATCGCTTTCGCTTAACTTGCACAGTGCAGAAACAAGTCGATACTTAAAGTTTTCATCACCTAATCTTTGGATTTCTCCAAGCATTGCTGAAATCTGTTCGTCTTTTGATAACTCAACAAACATTTCTCCGTTTCCGGTGCGAAGCCAATCTTCATTGACATTAAACTCTTGACAAATCAATTTAACAGTTTGTTCTGATGGAGAATTTTCTCCGCTTTCCATTTTGCATACAGCAGATCGTGAGACTAAAATTTTTTCTGCAAATTCGGTTTGACTTAATTTTGTCGATAACCGAACTTGCTTTATTCTCTCATTCATCCTTTACCCTCCTTTCACAATTATATTAACATTAAATGTTCATTAAGTCAACAAAAACTATTGACAATGTATATTTAATGTGCTATTGTATGTACATCAAATGAACAGGAAAGAGGTGAGAACATGAAAGAGATTAAATCAGCAAATGACATAATTGTTGTTCCGGTTTCTTATTTTAATGGAATGGAAAAGGAATTGCAGAAGATTTTAAACAAAGTGGATATTCACGATATGGATGTCATGGAACAGGTTCTTCATATGCGGAAATGGCTGAAAACCAAAACCGTATATGAAGAAACAAAGAGATTATATCCTAATCTCCGTTTGGAAAATATTCATTTGCTTTTACCACAAGAAGAAGAGAGTTCTTGTGAGTGTACTGATAAAACAGGCAGTGAATAGATTCTGCGGTCGTGTCGCAGATTGGAATTCCAAACTTATCCGGAACTTTTAGTTCCCAACAAAAATTATTGATATTTGCGAACGTTATATCGTTTTCAGTTAATATCTCTGCCATCTTTTCTCGGTCGCAGGATATTGTAGAAAAATCGCAAAACAAAAAGTATTTCAAATTGTATCACCTCCCTTATTTGATGATAAGGGAATTATACCACAGAAAGGAAGTGAAAGTATGGATAATTTGGTACACATTGGAAATGCGGATATTTCCATCAAAGAGTACAAAGGCGAGCGAGTGGTCACATTTAAGGACATTGACATGGTACATGAAAGACCAGACGGAACAGCGAGAAAAATATTTAACGACAATAAGAAACACTTTATTTTAGGAGAAGATTACTTCGTCCGAAATTCGGATGAAGCCAAGGGGGAATTTGGTGTAACTGCTCCGAACGGAATGTATCTTTTTACCGAACAGGGCTATCTAATGTTGGCCAAGTCGTTCACGGATGATTTGGCATGGGAAGTACAAAAGAAATTAGTTTCTTCCTATTTTAATGTATATTTTCGGATGCGACTTGAACATTGTAGCAGAGTACGAAATCAGATATTGCGCATGAAAGGAAGTGATTGAATGAGCGAAAAAGAAAAACGTGTTGTCGAAAAACTTCGTGATGCCATTCCGAATATGACAGATTTTCAGAAAGGATATGTCCTTGGAATGGTAGAGAGTTCTGCTTCGAAACATAGTGAGCAGGAAGAAGAAAATAATGAAAGGAGCAAATATGGAACACAAACCACAAAAAATTGAAATCAAGCCGAGAAGAGAGGGGGAGCCGCCGTCAAGCACTCATCTTTTTGTAGATGGACATGAAATCAAAGGAATTAGAAAACTTGATTTTTCTGTAGAACCAAACGGTCTTCCACATTTGGTGCTTGATTTACAGGCATTTAATTTGACTGTTGATGCCCTTTGCTTGATATATCAGGAAAAAAATCGGGGCAATCAATCTACAGATTGCAGACGAAGAAAACGAAAGGGGTGAGAATGGGTGGAAGTAAAAAGATACCGGCTTTTAGACGAAGAAGGAAAAGCTGTAATTGTAAAGAAAGACAAGGATAGATATATCGGTCTTGACGAATTGGCACAGCATATAGCAATGGATATTGTTGATGATTACCAAAGCATTTTGGACGGCGATAAGAAAATCGAAGATACAAACATTGAATTATCCGTCAAAGTCCTTACCGCCATTTCTCCGGTCATTAAAACATGTTAGAAATGTTTTATGTTACGGAATGGGTTTTCTGCCACCTCTACGCTGGATAATTGATTTTCTTCTTTTGGTAGAGATTCTTTGATTTCTTCACGGTATTGGTCGTACTTGGTTTTGAAATCATTGAAAGAATCGTTACATCCACAGATTTTAGCGATAGCGTAGGCAGATACATATTCATTGTTCAAAAATTCACCTCCCTTATTTGATGATAAGGGAATTATACCACAGAAAGGAGATTTATGAACGAATTACAGATTTTTAATTCGGAAGAGTTTGGAGAAGTCCGAACGGTAGTATTAAATAGCGAGCCGATGTTTTGCTTGGCTGATGTTTGCAAGGCATTGGACATTAAAAATGCAACAGATGTTGCTAAAAGGCTTGATGATGACGAACGCACTAGATTAAATCTAGGGCGTCAAGGAGAAACAAACTTCGTTACCGAGTCTGGTCTATACGCGGTTATTCTCCGCAGCGACAAGCCGAATGCCAAGAAGTTCCGTAAATGGATAACCGGAGAAGTTCTTCCATCCATCCGAAAGACCGGAAGTTACGGAAAGCCTATGACAACGGCAGAAAAGATTCAGTTACTTGCACAGGGAAACGAGGAATTGAGCGGTCGTGTTGAAAAGGTAGAAGATAAAATCGATAGCCTTGAAAACGATATGCCTTTGTATGGATGCGAGATTGACGAGATTCAGAAGCACGTTAAGCGCAGGGGCGTTGATATTCTTGGTGGAAAGCAGAGTGAATCATACAGAGATAGAAGCATCAGAAGTTCAGTGTATTCGGATATTTACAGTCAGCTTAAGCGCGAATATGGTTGTGTGGCATCATACAAAAGCATCAAGCGAAAGTATATCGCAGATGCACATGAGTTTATTGATTGCTATACAGCACCAGTGTTCTTGCAGGAACAGATTTCATGCGCGAATGCACATAATGAATGAGTTGTTTCCTTATTATATAGCACGAAAGGGGAAATCAGATGAAAAAAGTAATCCAATTCATCATAGGTGCGGCGGCAATGGAGTATTCCTTGGTTGCCGCGTGCTATATGGATAGTGATGGCGTGGTCGGGAATATGGCGGCTATTAAATTTGTAGCCGGTGCAGTAATTGCGGCAATTATGTATTACTGGTCAGAGGTAGACCGGAAGAGAGCTGAACTCGACAAGCGAATTAAGAGAAAACGCAGAATGAGAGAGGATGCATGGTAAGCGTTGTGTATATAAGTGGTACGAGATGTTCCACGAAAGAAAAGCGTATGCTTGCTGAACTTTTGGCAGGGAAACGAAAGAAACAGAATGATAAAGATAATTTTGAAAATGTTCTTGACAGAGAAATGGAAAGGAGAAGCAATGGAGAACAAAATAACACTGATCGGTGATGTTGTATCAGCACCAAGGGAAAGCCATACAACGTCAAACGGTAAGAAATTTTATAAATTTTTTATCGGAGTTGAAAGAAGAAGTGGTGTTGCGGATATACTTCCGGTGCTGTTTGATGAAGAAATCAGCGATACAGGAATTAGCGGAACAGTATGTGTCAAGGGAAAGATAATTACCCGGCACGTAAAAACAGGGTCTGGAGAAGCCGTTCTTACATATGTTATGGCTGATACAATCACAAAGCCAGAGGATGATAGCCCTTTGAATGAAGTAAGCCTTGATGGAATTATCGAGGAAAAGCAACTTAGAGAAACGCCACTTGGTCGTAAAATCTGTGATTTGAAACTCAAAAACGTAAGAGAAAACGGAAAAGAGGATTTGATCACCTGCATTGCGTGGAGTGATAATGCGGAATACACAAATACTCTTTCGATAGGAGATAGGGTTAGCGTTTACGGCAGACTACAGAGCCGGAGATACAAGAAAACGTGTAAAGATGGTCACGTTATGGAAAAAGTTACATATGAGTTGTCAATAAAAGGAATCGTGGGGGGGGTGTAATAATGCGAATGATTTTAAAATCGTTACATATTGAAAATTTCAAAGGTGTAAAGGATAAGACATACGAATTCGGAAAGACAACAAGGGTTTCCGGCATGAACCGGAGAGGAAAGACCACAATCGGGGCGGCGTGGTACTGGCTGATGTCTGATAAGAACTATGAACTTGTAAGTAACCCAAACATTAGACCGGACAATATAGAAGATTGCATTCCAACCGTTACTGCAGATGTTGATGTGGACGGAAAAGAGATTACTCTTTCCAAGATGCAGAAACGCAAAGTCGGAAAGCCGGATGCAAATGGAGTTTCAAAAGTTACGATCACAAATATATATGAGATTAATTCTGTGCCTAAGACAGAACGTGATTTTAAGGCATATCTGGAAGAATTAGGGTTTGATTTTGACAAATTCCTCATTTGTTCGCACCCGAATGTATTTACAAAAGACTTGTCGTTGAAGAAAAAGCAGGATGAAATGAGAAAATCATTATTTGCTATGGCAAGTAAAAAAACAGATTTAGAGATTGCGCAAATGAATAAAGAAACTGCGGATGTTGCCAAATTGCTTGAATCCTACAAATTTGAAGAGATTGAAGCCATGAACAATGCTTCCAAGAAGAAAGCAGTTGAACAGTTAGATGTGATTCCTAATCAGATTATCGGTCTGGAGAAAGCAAAGGTTGATATTGATGTGGCGGAGCAGGAGTTGGCAAAGGCTGATCTGGCAAGAAAGATTGCGGAGATAGACGGTAAGATTGCAAATACCGGAAGTACCATTGGAGATTTGAGAAGCAGAGAAATGCAGTTGCAGTTCGATATGTCCGGCATCATGCAGACAATGAGCCGTGAATTAGATGATAAACGCAGAAAACTTGATGATGCCATTTTTGATACTGTTAGAAATGTCGATGATGTGCTTCGTCAGATTCGGAACATAAAAACTCAGATCGCAGATAACGAAAAGATTGTTTCTGATGCCGATGCTGAACGTAAGGCTCTGGGCGTGAAATACAATGCGGAGAAAGCCAAAGCGTTTGATGAAGCACCATATCAGTTCGATGAATCTAAGTGGGTATTTGACGATTCTACGACTGTTTGCTCTTTGTGCGGACAGAAACTGCCGGATGATAAAATCGAGCAGATCAAGTCAGATTTTGAAGCGAGAAAGGAAAAAGCAAAGGAAGATTCATTTAGAAAGCTTGCTGATGCGAAAAGGAATTTTATTGAACAGACAAATTCAAATATGGAAAATATCAAATCCAAAGGCTTTGAACAGAAACGCATCATCGAGGATTTGACCAAAAAGAATGCAGAGTTGCAGCAGTCTGTTGAATCCTTGGAGAAACAGGAGCAGGAAACACTTGCGAAGAAAGAAGAACTTTCCAAGCAGTTATTAGAACTTCCGGAAGAAGCTGATTATTCGCAGAATGAGGAATATGTGAAGCTGAAAACCGAACATGACGAGATTCTTGCCAAAATCGAAAAGTTGGAATCAGAGGGCGCAGACAGTGTCGTTGGTGAACTGAAAGCCGAGAAATCAGATTTGCAGTCACAGCTTGATGAAGTGAATAAGATTATCGCACAGGCTGAAAATAATATCCGCATTGATGAGCAGATTGCAGATATGCAACAGAAACAACGCGAATATGGACAAGCAAAGGCAGATGCCGAGAGGATTCTTTATCAGCTCAAAGAAGTTTCAAAACGAAAGAATAAGCTGCTTGTTGAAGAAATCAATCAGCATTTCGGTATTGTACGTTGGAAGTTGTTCGATTTCCAGAAGAACGGAGAATATAAGGAAGTTTGTATTCCTACGGTACTTGATGAAGAAACCGGCATTTATAAGGTATTCGGAGATACGACAAACACTGGCAGAGAAATTGAAGCAAAGTTGGATATTTGCAACAGTTTTCAGAAGTTCTTTGATATGTATGTCCCAATCTTCCTTGACGGTGCAGAAAGTATCAATGACGAATATGTGCCGGTCGTTGATACGCAGTTAATCCTTTTGAGTGTATCAGCGGACAAGCAGTTGAAAGTGGAGGGTGTGTAGGATGAACAGTAAGAACATCAAGCGGCATTTAGGTAACAAACTTCGTGACTGGATGGAGAGCATTGAGGATGAGAACGTAAAGGCTGTGGTGAAAGAAAATACCATTATTACAGGTGGCGCCTTGGTTTCTCTTTTAACAGGGGAGACGGTGCATGACTACGATGTATATTTCAGAACAAAAGATGCGTGTATTGCAGTTGCGAAATACTATGTTGATAAGTGGAACGATATGCACAAAGATAAACCAGTCACTCTTATGTGGGGAGAAGAATTGGCAAAAGCGACTGGTAGTGATAATGGTTCGGTAAAATGTTTTGTCCGTTCCAAAGGAATTGCAGATGAGGATGAAGTGAAAGGGAATTCCGTTTCTTACAATTTTGATTCCACAGCCGAGGAAGACGAAGCAGTTGGAATGGAACACGAACAGGAAGAGACAGATTCAGATTCTAAAGAAAAATACAGACCGCGCTTTATTACGAGCAACGCAATAAGCCTTTCAAACAAGATTCAAATTGTTACAAGGTTCTATGGGGAAGTAGAGGAAATTCATAAGAATTATGATTTCATTCATTGCACCTGTGCATGGAGTTCGTGGGATAACGAGGTATTTCTTCCACTTAAGGCGTTGGAGTGCATCATTAACAAGGAATTGTATTATGTAGGTTCTAAATATCCGCTTTGTTCTATTATTCGCACAAGGAAGTACATTGAGCGCGGCTATCATATCAATGCTGGTCAGTATGTAAAAATGTGTATGCAGTTGAATGAACTGGATTTGAAAGATGTAAAAGTCTTGGAAGAACAGTTGACTGGTGTAGATACAACTTACTTTCAGATGATGGTCGAAGCATTGCAGAATCACATGGAAGAGACCGGCGATTCCAAGGTTGACACAATGTATGCAATGGAATTGATAAATAAATTATTTTAAAAAGTTAGGTATCAGAATGTCGAGAGTAGGGACAAGCAACAACATCACGCAGCCAGATGCACGGTGTATGTCGTGCAAGCGTTGGAGGAACGCAAATAAAGGGTTTTGGGTAGGGGACGGACATTGTTCTCTTTCGTATTGCGAGAAAGATATGAGAAATAAAGGAAAGAGAGGTTACAGATAAATGCAGTATATCAAAGCGAAATTTCCAAACATCACAAGAAGCTACGTGTATCGCACCGAGGATTCCGTGAAAGCTGGTGACACGGTTGTAAATGCCAAAGGTGCAAAGTTGACGGTTACAGATGAATCAGTTGATATGAAGTGGGTAGAGACCTACGGTGCTGATAAGATGGCAGTTGTGAAGAAGTATGAGGAAAGCGAGGGGTGTGCATGAAGCTGATTAGTAATGCAAAATTTGGAGAACCGGTGGAAAGTGGAACGATTTTCAGAACTCAAGACCACGGAATCAACATTTGCATACATAAAATTTGCGGTTGCGGAGATGCGTGGTATCTTAATTGCAACGAATTGGGAATTGATAATCTGCAGCTTAAGAGCGAAAATCTTTTCCGTGGTATGGATGAAGCAAAGGAAATTCTTAAGCAGCAATTAGAACTGTTAAATGAGCGGTTCAATAATTTTTATGAAGATAACGATGTTAAGATTTTAAGATATTAAGAAAGTGAGGAATAGATATGATTAAATCAGATTTTGGAACAATAGAAGTAGACGGAAGAGAGCCGGTTATCATGGCTGAATTTGAAACTCTTTTGGTAGCATTAAGGAGAGTTCTTGGAGAGGAGAAATACAACCTTGTTTTACAGAGAGTAAGTGAAGAGGAGCTGTCCGAGGATGGTAAAGAAATATTAAGAAAAGGGCAAAAAAGACGCGTGGCAGAAGCTCTTCAAGCTTTTTAAGTGGAATGGAGGATAAATAATTATGGCAGAAAATACGGCAGTATCTACGCAGGGAAAACAGGAAATGAATACACAACTTTCCTATTATACGAACCAGTACATAGGGCTTATGGAACGTGACTTTGCAGAGCATGGGCTTGTGCTTAATGATTATTCTAAGCAGTGCGTCATGGCATCTATGAGCGCTATTTACAACCTTGTTACATCTAGCAAAGCCGCTATGAGTAACTTGAATGGATCTAATTTGAGACAGGTTATCGGACAGGTATCAAGCCTTCAACTTAATGCCAATGCAGTGCCGAGGGAGTGCTACTTCCAGTTGAGAAGCAGACAGGATGCAAATGGAAATTGGTACAAGGAAGTAGAAATGGGGATCGAAGGAGACGGAAATGATGCACTTCTTCGAAACTTTGGTGTTGATGTTAAAAAGGTATATCCGGTATGGCTTGTGAAAGAAGGTGACGATTTTACATATCCAAAGCATAAAGGAATTGAAGTTACACCGCCGGAATGGGAAGAAAAAGGACTTTCGCAGAAAGTTATCCGTGTTGTTTACCCGGTGGAAATGAAAGATGGGAAAGTTGAATATATGATAGCAGAGCGTGAAAGCGTAAAAGGAAACCTTTTTGCTCATGTTCGCAATAATCTTCTGAATGAGACTTTCGGACTTGTAAAAGGCGGCAAAAAGACACGCTATGATGCAACGGAAACAGAAAAGAAAGCTATCGCAGAAAAGAAAAATGAAATTTTGAAAGAGCTTTTAGCTTGCAAAACTGTTGAAGATATGCTTTCCTGCGAAGTTGCAAGACCATACATGAGTGCCGCATGGCTTGATACATCTGAATCCATGATCGTTCGAAAGATGCGCAATAATGCAATCAAGAAGCATCCAAAAGACCTTAATGCTATTGCAAAACAGTCTCTTATGCAGATAGATGAAACTTATCAGCAGACACAGGAAGAAATTGCGGAAAACGCCAATTCAGAGCCGTTTGTTGTAGCAGAATCCGAAGCGACCGACGGTGCAGCAGTTGAGCCGGAGAAAGCCGTTGAGAATGACGAGAACGTACCGGATTTTATGAAAGATTAGGGAGGATATGAAGAATGATTTTTGTAAAATTAGCAATTTTGTTATGGGTGTTGTTTTTCGTTATAGGAAAGTTTGTTGCTTCCGGCATTAGTTTAGAAGAAGAAATACGTCATTCTCTCGGTGTTCCTTACAAGGTCACTTTTGGCAGGGTTGTTCTTGTAATCGTGTTTATCGCAGCACTCATTGATTCGTTCGTGGCACTTATTTGGTTTCTGTTTTTGAGATAAGGAGGTTTTCCATGAGAGTTATATCGCAGGACGGAAGATTAGATTTTCCGTATGATAGCAGTTCGGTTTCTTTATATGCAGGATGTATAAATGGGCGCGTTTATGTGAGAATGCAGATGTGTGGATATGATGATTCAGTAGATGTTGCAGATTATTCCACGGAAGAAAAAGCCAAGAAAGCTATGGAAATGCTTAGAGATGCATATATCGGTATGCCTATCGTAATGCAGAATATTGATGTTTCAGAAGATGTGGCGAAGGAATTTGAAAGATTAAAGAAATGCGGTATTATGGTGCAAACAGAAAATCAGCCGTCAAAAATAGAATGCATTAGCAATGCTATCTTTCAGTTTCCTACAGAGGAAGAATTGGAGTAGGGTATGGAACTTAGAGTTTTGGGGTCAAGTAGTTCCGGCAACTCATACGCCTTAATTGCCGACAATGGAGAAATCCTTTCCATTGAAGCCGGTTGCAAATTTCTTGATTTCAAGAAAATGATTGATTGGAAAATCTCGAACGTTGTCGGTTGCATTGTGAGCCACGAACACGGAGACCATGCACGATACATAAAAGATTTCATGAAATCCGGCATTCCGGTTTATACGGCATTTGAAACACAGACCGCACTTGAAACAATAACCGGAGAACGTACAATAGCCATTTCACCACGCAGAACACGGCAAATCGGCAGTTTTTCAGTAACACCATTCAATGTACCACATGACACAGAAATTGAGTGTTATGGATATTTAATCAAGCATGAGGAAATGGGGCAGTTATTGTTCATGACTGACTTGGAATATTGCAAGTACAATTTTTCAAAGCTGAACATTGAGCATATCATGGTTGAAGCCAATTATAGTATGGACTTGGTAGACCGGAATGAGCCAAACTATGAACACCGTTTGCGAGGTCACATGAGCCTTGATACGGCACTTAAATTTATTCAGACGAACGACAACCCAGCTTTACGAAATGTCGTTTTAATACACTTATCGGACACAAGCGGAGATCCCGCGTTATTCCTAAAACGAACGAAAGAAACAATTGAATATGGAGCAAATGTTTATGTGGCAGAAAAAGGGCTAGAGGTTGATATGAACCTTTGTCCGTTCTGAAAGAATGGAGGAAACATGAAATTATATATTTACAGTTTTCGAAGCGGAAAACTCGAAGAACAGGTTGCCGAAGCAAAAGAATGTGCCAAAACTTATGTGACATTGGAGGATGCAATTGGCGGATTTTACAAAGGAAGCAGAATCAGAAAAGAGTCTATTGGTAGCATTTGCGGATGGTCAGGAAACACGATAATTTTTTTGGAAGAAAACAGGAATGCGGCAATTGAAAAATTTATTTCGGGAGAAAGAAAGGAAGAAAAACTTGCAAAGGCACAACTTGATATTACACAGAAACGCATTGCATATCTTGAAAATTTAAAATAGGTTGAAACACCTTGGCGAAAGCCTAAAAGAAACTACCTTGTTTGGCGAATAGTTATCACAAACCTTATTGAAAGCCATGTTTTGGCGGTGCGTTTACCGTGCCGCCCTTACAAAAGATTGGAGGTAAAAATTGAAATTATGTGAATACTGTATGACTGAATTTGATCCGAAACAACAAAATCAGAAATACTGTAGACCCAAATGCGCCAAAAGATTTGCGCAGTTTAGAAATTTTAAAAAGGCTGGAAGAATTGTGTATACAAGAATATGCCCGAAATGTGGCAGGCTGTTTATGACAATAGATGAACGCAAAGTTGATTGCCAAGACTGCATCGGCAATGAAGTTAAAGAACGATTGAGAAAGCCAAAGAAAAAGGATGATGCAATCAAGGCTGTGAATCACATGGCGCGCGCTTCCGGTATGAGCTACGGAAAGTTTGTGGCTCAAATGAGCATGAAGCCATTGGAGAGGAAGTGATTGGATGCCGAATGTAAATTATAAGCAGCTATATGCAATAAAAAAGAACAACGAGAAACGGATATTAAGCATTTGTCCGGAAATGAAAAATCAGAGCGGAATTTATTTCTACACGAGGACTGATGAAAACGGTATATCTTACTTTTATATTGGACAGAGCGTTGACTGCTTAGAGAGAAATATTTCACATTTATCCGGTTTTCAGCACATAGATCTTTCGATTAAAAAAAGAGGATTTTATAGTGAAGAAAATCCGTATGGGTGGAAATTGAATTTTATCCATTATCCGAGAGAGAAACTTGATGAAATGGAACAATATTGGATTTTGGAATATACAAAGAAAGGTTATCAATGCCGTTACAACAAAACGGCTGGCGGTCAAGGTACAGGAAAAGAAAAGATAAACGAATTTAAACCGTCAAAAGGCTATTATGACGGCATTAAACAGGGCAAAAAGAGTCTTGCCAAGGAATTATCTCATATCGCTGAAAAGCACCTTGAAATCCGCTTGAAGCCGGAGAAACAGGGTAACAAAGTTTCTGAAAAACAGTATGAGAAGTTTATGACTTTGATTTCTGAAAATACATATGAGGAGAGTGATTAAATGGCAGAAGTCAAGTGGATTAAAATCACGACAGATGTTTTTGACGATGAAAAGATTCTGCTGATTGAGAGTATGCCGAGTGCGGATAGCATCATTACGATTTGGTTCAAACTTCTTATTCTTGCCGGAAAACAGAATAACAACGGTGTGTTTATGATGAGCAACAAGTTGCCGTTCACGGATGAAATGCTTGCCACCATTTTTCGCAGAGATTTGAACACGGTAAGGCTTGCGCTTAAGACCTTTGAAGAATTTGGGATGATTGAGGTCGTTGACAATGTGATAACGATTCCTAATTGGAATAAGCATCAAACGCTTGACGCTTATGAGAAGAAAAAGGAACGTGACAGGCTATATCAGCAGAACCGAAGAAAGAAGCAGAAGAACCTAATTGAGCAAAAATCGCCCGATAAATCGTCTGACGTCGCTGTTTCAGATAAAGAAGAAGAAAAAGAAGAAGATAAAGAGAAAGAAAATATAAAAGAAAATTCGCTGTCGACCGATTCTAAAGAGCCATTTGATTTTGACGATGCTTGGAAAAAGACTTTTGATATATACCCCAAGAAAACAGCGTACAGTACCTCTAAAACAGCTTGGATGGATAAAGTGCTAGAAGTTATCGAAGAGAACCAACCGGACATTGCACGGCTGTTATACAAAGCCACAGAAGCATATTTGAGTGACTATCAAGAAAAGAATCCAGACGATACGGATTTTCGGTACATTCCAAAATATGTTGATTGGCTGAAAAATGATTGCGACTATTGGTTGCAGATTGCAGAGAAACGAGGCGATTGCAATTGACAGAAGCAGAGTTCGGAGTGATCGGGTGCGTATTGATTGACAATGATGTGCTAAATAGCATCTGGCGAACACTGAAACCGGAAATGTTTAGTTCGGATTTCGCGCAGGACACATACAAGGAAATGCTTGCCATGTATGACCGGAATGAAAACATTGATCCCATGTCTTTGTCAATGGCACTTGAGAATCACAAATACACGCAGGAGCAGATTAGCGAATTGATGAAATCCTGTATTACCGGAACAATCACTTCAACTATGGTTAAAAGCTATGCCGATGCGGTTGCGAAAGAATACAAGGCAAGAATGGTTCGTGACATGTATCAGAAATCCAGTTTAAAACCATGCGACATTGATGATACAATCAGCGATCTTCTTACAAGACTTGAACATTTGCAAGAGGGGAAAGAAGTAAAGTTAAAACCAATTAAGCAGATTTCAGTTGAGAATAAAGACAAATATTTCAACGAAAGTGTTGGAGAGGGAGGTATAAAAATCGGGTTATCGCAACTTGATGATGCACTTGGAGATCTCGAACGCGGTGACGTAACAGTAATTGCTGCAAGACCGGCAGTTGGAAAATCCGCACTCACAACGCAGATCATTGGGAATATGGCAAAAAAGGGACTTAAAGTCGCATATTTCAACTTGGAGATGATCGATAAACAGGTGTATGAGCGATTTATTTCAAGACTTGCGGAAATCGGTTTAACGAGAATCAGAAGGGCAAAAGCGTTTCTTGGTGATGAACAGGAAAAGTTTAACCAAGCAAATGAAGAAATGAGTAATTATCAATTATGGGTTGCGTCCGGTACTGTATCTCCGAGAGAGATAAAGTCAGAATGCAGGCACCAAAACTTTGATGTTATCGTTGTCGACTATCTGCAATTGCTTATGCCGGATAACAGATATTCCGGAAGAAATGAAGAAGTAGCATCAATTTCAAGAGGTTTAAAATCGGTTGCAAGAGACTTAAATACACATGTAATAGCACTTTCGCAGATAACAAGAGCTTCCGAAAGCAGAGATACAAAAGAGCCTACCATGGCAGAGTTGAGGGAATCCGGAGCAATCGAACAGGATGCATCAAACATAATTATGCTGTGGAATCTGTCAGACAATGACAAGGGAGCCAAGGGTGTAAAAATCGAGAAGAACAGACAGGGAATGACAATGCGTGAAGCAATGGAGTTTGATGGAGATCACATGAAATTTGTTGAAATCGAAAAACCATTCAATGATGTCGTTGCGGAAATCAAAAAGAAAGAACGTGGGGACGGATTCAAGCCATACAATGGCGATTGTCCATTTTAGAGGTAGCAGCTATGGCAAGTGCAAAGATTGAAAAAGGTTCAGAAGAATGGCTGGTATTCATGGATTATTGGCAATTCATTCAGAAATACTATTCCCCGGACAACACTGATTCTTGGTGGGATGAAGTTATAAAAGCCGGAGAATCATTGATAAACAAATACAAAGGCATGGGGATTGAAGAGCGTGCAAGACAGCTTGTATTGAGTCATTTTGCATGGTTGGAAATCACATACAGAAAGGAGAAATCAAAGAAATGAGCAATGCGTTGAGACGGAATAAAAAGCCAACATTTTACACAAAACAGGAAATGCGGATTATCGGGCGAAATGATTTTGAAAAGAGAAATGCCGATAAGGTTATATCAAAATCTTACAAAGATTTCGTTGTAATCGGTTACATCATTCTGCATGACAAATTCGGGTTCGGACAGGCAAGAATCATCCGGTTGCAGGATTTTTTGAAATCTTACTTAGATGAAGCAGCATCCGGTGGAAATACCGGAAAGGACTTGTCTGTTTATCTGAAAAGTAAATACGAAATCGACATCAAAGAGGAAGTCGGGAAAATTCCACAGAGACAGTTAATGAACCTGTATGCAAAGAAAGGTTTCTGCATCGAGCGTGAAGCATACAGGCTTTCCAGCGCATCTTTGTTTAACTATTTTGCGCTGACACTTACGATTCTGAAAAAGGAGTTTAAGATAACAGCGAAACAGTTGCAATATTTCTTGGAAAAATTCATCGACTACATTGACACACTGGATAATTACAAGCAGTTTCAGTTGACGGTGCCGATGATAGCGCAGAGTTTGGCGGATGAGATTAAGTTTGTATGTGATTTGGAGGTTTAATATGACGAATAAAGAAAAATATGCGGATAAAATCATTGATATTACAGTAAGTAAACTTGCACTCAAAGATGGCGAGCCTGTTCCATGCGCAGAGATGAGATGTTCAGAGTGCGGATTCTATATTTCTAATTATTCATGTAAACATAAAATGCTGGAATGGTTAGATTCAGAATATGTTGAGCCGCCTGTTGATTGGAGTAAGGTTGCAGTCGATACGCCGATTTTGGTAAGAGATCATGAAAATCGCGAATGGACTAGAAGACATTTTGCAAAAATCAAAAACGGAACGGTGTTTGCATGGCGCGCTGGGGCAACGTCTTGGAGCGAGGACGATGAAGAGACTATTCCGTGGAAATATGCCAAGCTGGCAGAAAGTGAGGAATAGGATGGAAGGAAATGTAGTAAGCAACCTTTGTTCATTGCCAGCAACGGATTTGAATTTTACATCAGAACTTAATCGGGCAACGGCATATGAGATTAAGCAGGCAATCGAGACAATGAAACAAAACGGTGGGAAAAATAAAGGAAGGATTAAAGCCTGCGATAGAGAACTGGAAAACAGAAGACTTACGAAAAAAGATAAGCATGGAAAGTATGTCTCTAAGGAGCATTTAAGCATTCTTTGTAATACATTTTCATCGGAACATAGGCTTAAAGCCATTCTGAACAAGCTTGGGGAATACGAAGATGCTGAACGGCAGGGGTTGCTTTTACAGTTACCATGCAAGGAAGTGAACAGAATGGATAACAAGTGGATTCCGGTGAGTGAGAGACTGCCGGAATGCTGCGGATATCCCGTTTTGCTTACAGTTGAAAATAAGTTTAATCAAAGATTTGTGTGCAAAGCGTTCACTAATTACATGAAAGATTGCAAGCCATTATTTTATACAAACGAAAAGGAATACTGTAAGGAATTGGCTTCGAGCAAATTAAGTAATGCCTGGAAACCGATAGCATGGATGCCAATGCCGGAGCCGTATAAAGAAAGTGAGGAATAGGCATGGAGAGATTAACAGAGCGGACAGCAGTTGGAATATTAGTAAAAGAAAATTACGAGAAAAAATCCTTAAAAACCTTGTATTCGTGCTATGGCGAAAATCCTAATCCATATTATTCCAACTGTGAAGAAGGTTATTGCGCAATGGAGAAGTTAGCGGATTACGAGGATGCAGAGGAACAGGGCAGGCTTTTCAAGTTGCCTTGTATGGATAAATTTCTTGAAAGTGTAAGCAATCAAGACTTTGATGGAAGAATATCGGAAGTTGTTGAAATGCTTGAGAGAAAACAACTCTTCGGAACTATTAGTCTGATAAAAGATTTGAAATATTACCTTGACTTAGCCATAGAAGAAAAAGCACACACTTGTAAATGTCAGCATAACAGCAATTCAATAGATAATGAGCATTGTTGTGGATGCGATAGCAAAGTTTCAGAAAATGATGATACAAAAAACAAAGTTACATCTCTGGAAATTATCGTAAGGATGATAGACAACAAGCCATATTACGAAATCAAGTACAAAAAAGTCTGCGAAGATTATTACCATGTAGGTTACAGTTCATTCAATATTGATAATGTATTGAAATGGCGTGATGAGTGTTTTGAACTTGTTGATGCGAAAGCGACCAATGCCGACAGGATAAGGAATATGTCGGATGAAGAGTTAGCAGAGTTTCTTTGCAAAGTAAAATCAGATTATCAGTGGATGGAACATGAATTTCCGAGCGAAGAAGAACACGGCGAGTGGGAAGAATGGCTTCAATCAGAAGCGGAGTAGGAGAGAATATGGAAGATAGATATTTATTCCGCGGAAAGCGGATTGATAATGGCGAATGGGTGGAAGGATATCTGTCATACCCATTTTGCACGAAAAAGGGCAACGA